CACATTAATTTGTGTGGGTTTTTTACAACCTTTTTACAACCTTTATAACCCTTTTGGATAAAGTAATGAGTGAACGTGAAGATGATTTGGAACAGCAAACAATAGAATTGCATTTCCAACAAGCCATGAATAACGTGCGTAAGCAAAATGTAAGAGTTCAACCTACAGGTTTTTGTTTAAACTGTGATGAAAAACTTCAACCAGAACAATTATTTTGCGATATGGATTGCCGTGAAGATTATGAAAAACGAGTTAAAGCGCAAGCCCAACGAGTCTATTAAAAGGAGATTTCATGTCTAGTGGTAAAGCCACAGAGTTAAAAACAACTCAAATGCTTCGCCAGTGCTATAGAACAGCAGTCGATATTCAAAGACTACCTGACAAATATGACACTGGAAAGTATGAAGATACCCGACCAAGTGATTTTATCGTAATCTTGAGTCGGGATATTTCTAACCAAAAATCGGCAATTTTTTATCTTGAATGTAAAGAGACTGAAAAACCAAAGAGTAGTTTTTCATTTTCGAGTTCTTTTAGAAAAGGTCAACTGCAGGGAATGGTTAGGGCAGCACAATTAAAGCAACCTTACTATGTGGTCTTTCATATATTGAGCACAGAGAAAATATTTTTAGTTCCAGCAATTGAAATTTTAAGTTGCATCAACGCTGGGAAAAAATCAATCTCAATGGAAATCATTGAACAATACCCTTGGACAACAGGAGCATTACATGACTATTACTGAAAAACATTATCGACACTTCATGGTCGATTGTGAAACATTAGGGACATTACCAAATAAACACCATGTTCTTCAAATTGCTGCTGTGTTATTTAACCCAGACACATTTGAACCAGAGGTGGATGCAGAAGGTAAAGTTATTGCTTTTGAATGTTTTTTACCTTTAGCTGACCAAATGGTTTTGGGTCGTCAAGCAGATGCTGGTACAGTAAAATGGTGGCAATCGAAAGATAAAGAAGCAGTGGCTCCGATTGTGTTTGGGGGTGTAAGTAAAGCACCACCTTTAAAAGATCAATTAAATCTTTTTTCAGATTGGATAAGCCAACATTGTAGAGTGGATAATAAATTTGCTGAGTCTGTGTTTTGGGCTAAACCTACAGCATTCGATTACCCTTTTATTGATGGTTTGTTTGTTGAAAGTAATGTGCCTAGCCCATTTCATTTTCGTAAAGTTGTAGATGTTGCCAGCTACATTACATCGGCATTGAAAAACACCCATTATGTGTTGAATCACTATCACATGACTCAACATATTGCAGTGGAAAGTTATTGGGCTGCTTTTGAAAAAGTTAAGAAGGCTCATAAAGGTCGAAAAGATGCACATAACGCTTCTGCAGACTGTATTTTTCAGCTCGATTGGTTGAAAGAAAGCATAGATAATCTAGGTTACTATGTAAGTGAACAAGGTATTAAAGAAACTTTAAGTCGTAAGGATTAATCATGGACTCTACAAAAACCACACCTGATGTTTTATTACGCCCAATGGGTAATCGTGTTTTGGTTGTTCTTGAGGATGTTGAAGATACAACTAAAGGCGGTATTGTTTTAGTGGCTTCGGCTCAGGATAAGCCACAGACTGGGCGTGTATTAGCCCTTGGCTCAGATCAACACCAGTTTACTGTTCAGGTAAACGATTTGGTTACTTTTGGGCAATACGCTGGTGCAAAAATAAATCATGAAGGTAAAGAGTATCTTTTAATTAAAGAACCAGATATTTTAGCGATTATAGAATAAATGGTTGACACAAAAAATATTGTCGGGTACTTTTGAAGATAAGAATTTACCCGACAAGAAATTCTACGAGTAACCTTTTTAGGTTACTCGTTTTTTACACCCAAATTTAAGGAACCAAAAATGTCTACATTAACAAATGCTGAACTACGTGAAATACTTGAAGAAAAACTTAAACAAGGTTCTGTAGAAAACGTATTCCAATTGGCGAACCCACATAATTTTAGTGTGAACCCAAAAACAGACAATTATGTTGATATGTATAATGAAATTGTTTTTGATATTTTCAAACTAGGTTTCTCAGAAGGTCAAAAAGTAAAACCAGTTGAAGGGGATGACCATGCTTGAGCGTAACCCTGTAATAAACTTTCATGGTGCAGAGCTTCAATTCATTGGTGATACGCATTTAGGAAAAACCTTTAAAAACAATGTGTTACTTACTCGTAGAGGTGAATATGAAGCTTTACAGTATCAAGTTTTAACTGAAAAATTAACTTTTAAACCTAATAATGTTGCTGAATTTATTCGCTGCCAAGCAGGGGACTGGTTTGATAAGTCTGTGGTGTCTATTAATGATGTTTTAAAGTCATATCAACTACTTAAAGACTATGAAAATGATAATATAGAACCACTATTTATCTTATCTGGAAATCATGATGATAGTAAGTCTATTACAGAACCTACTTCTTGGGACTTACTGGCTAAGTTTTTTGAAGAATCAACTACCGTTAAGTTCATTAAACGATGGTTGGTGCATACACTTGAAGATGGTTCACAAATCCTTTTTGTTGGATGGAATATCCATGACAGTGTTGCCGTATCTTATGTTCAAGCACTGGAAGCAGGGTTTAACAAAATCCGAATGGTTGTGTGTCATCTTGATCGGGTTAGCTATGGTGACGACTCCAACGTAATCCCTTATGACTTTTTGATTGAAAAAGGTGTGGAATGTGTCGTGTCTGGACATGAGCACAAACCATATCAATTTCATGATAAAGGTCTACAGGTTATCGGCACTGGTTCAATGCTGCCTTATACACATGCAGAAGACCCTGAATGTAACCATTTCATCACTTTTAAAAGTTTAGATGAAATGCTGACCTTTGGATTAGAAAATCTAAAGGACAAACACGTTCGAATTTACACAGACGACATTGAAGGTCTACCAGAAGTAGATTGTATTAGTCTGCAAGTGAATCGGGTTGAAAACAATTTAGAAATTGAAGATATAGACCAAGTGGTGATTGAGTCATACGATGCAAAGTCAATTTGGGACGCTTCAGCAAAACGTGTGGGTTTACTGGATGACATGTCCAAGCAACTATGGTCAGAAATTAAAGAGAAAGGGGTTGAGGAATGATTCACTCTGTTCTAATGAAAAATTGGTACAAACATCACAATAAGACCTTCAATTTTACAGAAGGTCTTAATCTTATCAGAGGTGAAAATGAAGCTGGTAAAAGTCTTATTCTTGAAGCTATTGACTTTGCTCTACATGGTAATGTGGCTCTCCGTCTTCCTGTTGGAATGTATAATTCTAATCTTGGGGTGGATGCTTCTTTTACCATTAACGGTGATACTTATCGTGTTGAGCGAACCATTAAAAAAGCACAACTCATTCGCTGCAGTGACGAACAAATCATTGCATCGGGAATTAAACCAGTTGATGCTGAAATTAGGAAAATACTAGGTTATAGCCGAAATGTATTTATGGTTTCTAACTATAGTTCACAAGATTCAATTAACTACTTGTCTACATTAAAGCCAGCTGAACGTAAGCGAACTATTGATAACGTGGTTGGTTTAACTGCAGTAGAAGCTGTGATTGCTGAACATAAAAATGAACTGACTATGCTTAATCGAATTAAAAGTAATATTCAGATCACGGAAGTTTCTCAACCAACCAATGTTGCAGAAGACAGAATCCCGAATGTTCAAGAATTAATTGATGGTTGCCACCATAAAATTAATAATGAGCTTAAAAAGAATATTGCTGTTCAAGAATCTTTGCGAACTCAACATCAAAAATTAGAAGAAAATAAACCTGTTGAAATTGAACAGGGGGATGTTTCTGGTTTTATTGATGGTTTGACTGAACAAAAAATTGCTGAGACTCAGACTCAGATTAATTTTTTGAATGGCGAATTGGTGAAAACTCGTCAACAGTTTGAAAGTATGGTTGAGCCAGAGCTTTTGCCAGAACCTAGTCGTGAAGGGTTTATTGAAGGTTTGACAGAAGCTGAGATCATTAAAAAACGTGGTGATCGTCAAAGTCTAGTCTCTGCCTTAGCCTTTACAAAGGATAAGCTTTTTTCTATTCCTGATGTGCAACAGCGATATTCATTAGAAAAAATTAAGGAGACAGAAGATCAGGAAAATTTATACTCAGACTGGTTAGCAGTTAATAAATTAAAATCAAATGGTTTTATCAATTGTAACCATTGTGGTAAAGAAGTTTTCTTGGCTCAAGATGCTTTAGCTGAACACTATAGTCATGTACCAGAAGAAGTGAGTTCAGTTTCCATCTCAAGTGCTTCAATGAAAGCACATAATGAAATTGTGGATAAACGTGAAGCTGAACGTGAAAAATTGACTTCTGATAAGGCAAAATTAGAAGCTGAATTAGATCAATTAAATACTAATTGGTACACAGAAGAACAGCTTAAAAAACATAGTGAAGTGTCTAGTGCGATTTCGACTTATGAAAAGTCTAAAGCTGCTCACGATTCTTGGAAAAGTGAATACACCAAACTTACTGATTACTTTAAAGTTCGTGAAAAAGAAATTGAACAATATGCAGATTGGTATGCGCCGAGTCAAATCGAAGCACACCGTCAGGCTATTTTAAATTTTAAAAAGTGGCAAGATAATCAACGTGAAATTGAGCAGTGGAAAAACACCAAGGATTCGCTAGAACCATTCGTTGGTGATGACCAGCTTGATCAGTGGAAACTTGAGATCGACCAATTGGTTGCTGATATTGCTAAATATGAAGCAAATAAAAAACAATGGTCAGATTATGATTCTGATCTTGAAAAGTACGAAAACTGGGCTAAACAATATGCTAAAGCCAAGGCTGATGTTGATCTTGAACAATTAAATATTGCTGCTTTGAATGAATATAAGCAACAAATTAAAACCGCTATTTTACCGAGTGTAAACTCTGTGGCTACCCAATGGATGGTTCGTATGTCTGAGGGTAAACATAATAAGGTTGAATTGACAGATAACATGGATATTTTAGTGAACAACGAACCTATTGAAGCTTTATCTATCTCAGGTCGTGCTTTAGGTCATTTAAGTTTACGAATGGCTTTAGGTCAGGTATTAACTAACCATGTTTTTCCTATTTTTATGGCTGACGAAGTAGATGCTTCTATGCGTAACGAACGTGGTCAAAACGTACTGGATGCTCTGTACGACATGTTAAAGGGTTCAATGAAACAAATCATTTTGATCAGTCATCGTGATTTGGAAGTTGAACGTGTAAGTAATTTTATTGAGGTTTAAGGAGTCACAATGAAACCAGTAATGCAAACCGAATTTGGTTCAAAAGGTAATTGCTTAACAGCATGTATTGCTTCACTACTTGAATTAAATATTAATCAAGTAATGGATTTTCATATAGGAACACCAGATGGTTGTTCTCAAACTGACCCAGAAGGGGTTAATATTTTTTGGAATAACGTACACCAATGGTTAAATCAAAATAATTTTGGAATGATTCATTTAGGTGATTCCGATAATGTTTTGGAAACTATTGGGATGATTGAAGGTTATTTCTTAGTTGGAGGTAAATCCCCACGTGGCTATAGTCATGCTGTGATTTACACAAAACATGGTTTAGCTCATGACCCTCACCCAGAAGGGGGTGGTGTTATTCCTGAAAGCGTTTCATTAATTTACCCTATGTTCAACAAATCACAGCGAGAAGATTAAAATGTCTAACACATTGATTTCATTACTAAAAGAAGTAAAGTCACGATTATCAGAAATTTCTGAATTAAAAGCAGAAATAGTTGGGAAAGAGTCTGATATAAAACAATTGGAAACGGATATTGATTCATTTGCACCAAAACATTTACTTGGTCAAGAATTAACTATTGTTTTAAACCCAAAAATGGCTCGTGTTTTCGATAATTCTCCTGACAGTTATCGAAACAATATAGTGGATTTAGTGAATAAAGGGTTTGTCCCTAGACACTATTACCACACTAAAAACATTCCTGAAAAAGCTGCAGGGAAGAAAATAAAGGTAGTTCAAATTAAACTAAAACCTTTAATAACAACACAAAATGCTTCAGTCTTAGAGTGGATAGTCACTGGGTTACTTCAAAAGAACGACGGAAGCTATGGGCTTCAACAATCTGAGTTTATTTTATTTGACAAAGTAGAATTAACTGATTAACCTAACAAAACTAAACACCACTTTTTAAGTGGTGTTTTCTTTAACCTAAATTTATTAATCATGTCTGAGGACTAAACCATGTATAAACAACTGCCTGTCAATTTTTCAGAAAATTTAAGTTTAATCAAAGGTATGGGTGCTGCCTATCTTTCTAAATTTATCAACCTACGTGCTGGGCGTACACCAGTTAAAACACCTTTAGCTCAAACAATTATCAACCAATTTAACTTGATTGAATCTGAATTAGAAGAAGGAAAATTGGCTGCAGCAGCAGGAGACCTAGACGGTGTCCGTGACGCTGTTTGTGATATTGTTTTACTCGCTTTTGGTCAACAAGGTCACATTGAAGGTATTAACCTTGATGATGACTTTAAAACAATGTGTGCCTACAACATGACACGTATTCCTCAAACAATTGAAGAAGCCTACGCTACTGTTGATAAATACACTGACTTAGGTATTGAAACAGAAATTAAAACTATTTATTTAGATTTACCTGAATTTCAAGGTTATTTATACCCAGTGGTCTGTATTAATAAAGATCAATGGGATGTTAAAGGCAATCACTATGCTCCAAATAAATTTGTGAAATCAGTTAACTTCATTGATGCAGCATTTGAGCCAATTCCAGATGTTGTGATTGAAACCTCAGAAAACCTAACTGGTTTAGGCACAATGATTACACCAGCTGTTGCTGAAGCCTTTGTGCAAAGTATTTGTGAATTAGGTAAAGACACTTCTCTAAATGATATTAATTTAGAAGACCTTCGTAATCACCTAAATAAACTTGCTGGAACACGTGCATAATGCAAAACAATCAAAATAAATCTATTAATGTAGAACGTATTAAGGCACATGTTGACCAGTTTGGTTCAATGATGCCTATGTACGCAAAAGTGATTGAGTTTTCTAAGTGCTTGGAAACAGGTGCGGTGCTGACCACTTTTGAATTATTCTTTCCCCGTTACATTCTAGCGGAACAAAATACACATCGTATTTTTTCACGTAACACAGGCTCAAGTCGTGCTATTCCTTTACTTCGTATGCTTAAAGAGTTACGTGGTACACCAGTGGTTCCTTTATTCTGGGGTGCGAATAAATCAGGAATGCAGTCTGCAGAAGAACTACCAAAATGGAAGGCAAAACTCTGTCATCTCGCTTGGTATATTCATCGTGTAGTAACTTTTGGAACAGTAAAGTTTTTACATAAAAGGGGTCTGCATAAGCAATGGGCTAACCGCTTGTTGGAACCACACACGTATATTCGTCAAGTTGTGACCAGTTCTTCTTTTGACAATTACTTTGACTTACGTTTACATGATGATGCACAGCCTGAAATTATTGCTTTGGCGTACATGATGCAAAAAGCTTTAGCTGAGTCTAAGCCAAGAATGATTTCTAATTCACATCGTGAAATTGCTCTAGGGTGGCATTTACCTTATATTACTTCGGCTGAACTAGCTAAATATATGAGTGAGCCTAAATTTTTAGCTAAATTATCTGCTGCTCGTTGTGCACGTACAAGCTACTTGACACAGGAAGGGGTTGAACCTAAACCAGCTAAGGAATTGAATACGTTCAAGAAATTGGCTGAGTCTACGCCTATTCATGCTTCACCTTTAGAACATCAAGGTTATGCTATGAAAAGTAAAAATGGTCAATCTCGTAACTTTAAAGGTTTTAAACAATATCGTGAGATTTTTGAATCTGATGAATTTGGAAAAACTATTGAAGAACCTAAATTAGTTTGATAAAAATGCAGATTGCATCTCATCCTCAACCAATAAAACAGGAACTACTCAAATGAGTGAATCAGATAAAAAAACAGAAACTATCAAAAAAGCAGAGATGCTTAATGTACGTTCTGGTTATGAAAAGCTAGGCTGGGTTTTAGAAAATGCCCTTGACCAAGCACAGAATGGTAAAGGTAATGCTCGTCATCAAATTGGTGATGCACCATTCCATAAACAACCAATTTGTGAATTAGGTCGCTTATATGGCACTGGTTATAACTTTGGTCAAGCTGCTAAAAAAGCTCATGAAACAGGTCAGTTATCAACTAAAGAAGCTAAATTAAATGAGCTGTATGGAGCTATTAATTATCTAGCTGCTGCAGCAATCTTAATTGCAGAAGAAGAATAAACTTAAAGTCAAGACTGTTTTTTACCTTAAATTTCCATTAAATTATATGGTATAAAAGTCTACAAAAACGGACGCAATTTAGCGTCCGTTTTCTCTATGGGTAAAAACAACTATGTTACTTGAACAACATATAGATTACTCACGTGATTCTTTACTAACAACATTTGGTACGGAAACACTGAAAGATCGTTATTTAAAACCAAACGAAACCTCTCCACAACAAAACTTCATGCGAACAGCTACAGCATTTGCTTCAAATGAAGCTCATGCTTTGCGAATGTACGGCTATGCCAGCAACCAATGGGTTGGTTTTGCTTCACCAGTTCTTTCAAACGCACCAGTGCGTACAAAATTTGCAGAAGAATGGTCAAAAAACTTTACACCAGATTGTTTTGAATCGGTCCTTGGTGCATTACCTATTTCTTGTTTCTTAGGTTACGTTGGTGATTCACGTGAACAAATTGGTTTCCATTATTATGAACAATTATGGTTAGCTTCTGGCGGTGGTGGTTATAAAGCATATTGGGGTGATCTCCGTCCAATTAATTCAACGACAACAACTGGTTCTAAAACTGGTGGTTTGATTCCATTTTTCCATGTTACTGATGGTATGATTGTTGCCACACACCAAGGTAATAATCGTCGTGGTGTGTACGGTGGCTCAATCCGAGATAACCATCCAGAAATTATTCAGTTTATTGAATCTCGTAAAATGACAGGGGATAACAATAAACGCTCTCGAAATGTTTTCCAAACAGTAAACGTATCTGATGCATTTATGTATGCGGTTATTGAAGATGCAGATTGGGCTTTAATTGATCACCAAGGGAATACTGTAGAAGTTATTCGTGCTCGTTATCTTTGGGAAATGATGATGGAAAACCCATTTGAAATGGGCTGTCCATTTATTCATTGGATTGATAACTCGAACGATATGCTGCCAAGTGTTCAAAAAGCTCTCGGCTTACGTGTAAACACTGTCAATATCTGTACTGAAATTACATTAGCTACTGATGAGTTCCGTACTGCGGTATGTTGTCTTTCTTCTGTTAACCAACTTAAACGTGACGAATGGTTTGGGAATGAACAATTTATTGCCGACATGGTTGAGTTCTTAGACAACGTACTGGAATATTTTATTCAAAATGCCATTTACGCTTGTACTAAAGATTTCCACTGGACAGAACTTCGTGACACTATTCGTGCTGATTTAACTGATGCAATCTTTGGCTCAGATGATGACTCTGAAAAGTCTTTATCTAAAGCAATTACTAAAGTCAATAAAGAGCTAATTGATATTGAACCTATCGTGGAACGTATGGCTCGAAATGTTGTTGAAAAACACATCATGGGTTATAAAAAAGCGGTTTATTCTGCTAAACGTGAACGTGCAATTGGCTTAGGTTTAATGGGTCTTGACTCTTATTTAATGAGCAAAGAAATTGCTTATGAATCGAACCAAGCCGTGGCGATTACACACGAAACATTTAAGTGGATTAAAGAGTCTGCAGTTAAAGCTTCTTTAAATCTTGGCGCAACCCGTGGCGAAGCCCCAGATATGCAAGGTACAGGTAGACGTAATTCACATCTTCTAGCTGTTGCACCTACTGCAACCAATTCTACAATTGCTGGCGGTATTTCCCCTGCAATGGAAAAACGCTTCAAAAATATTTTCCCTCAAAAAACCAAGTCGGGTACTTTTGAAGTTGTTGAACCAGCGGTGGTGCGTTTACTTGATCGCTACAACATCAATAACCCAGAGACCATCAAGAAAATTAAAGATTCAAATGGTTCAACTCAGGCAATTTCTGAATTTACGGACCATGAACGTAAGTACACCAGAACTGCTTTTGAAATTGATCAGATGTGGGTTGTTGAACATGCTGCAGCTGCTCAACCATTTGTTTGTCAAGCGATCTCTACAAACCTATTTATTAAACCTAAAACTCCACGTAAATATGTGAACGCATTACATTTTAAAATGTGGGCTAAAGGTTTGAAGTCTCGTTATTATTGCCGTACTGAAGCCTTAAATAACAATGATGCCTTCGCTGATTATGTTCAAATTGCTAATACAATTGATTATGATCGTCCACAACTTTTTGAAGAATGCCTAGCTTGTGAGTAAAACCATGCCTGAATTAACTTTAACATCTAAAAGACCTTATTATCAGCCGTTCAAGTACCAATGGGCTTATGATTTTGCGGAAGAACATCGTCGCATGAACTGGACTAAAGAAGAAGTTCGGACCATGCACGAAGATGTTGCAGATTGGCGAAATATGACTCCTGAAGAACGTGCACCTCGCCAATTCTTGCTAAATTACTTCGTTCAAGCAGATGTGGATGTTGCTGAATCTTATTTTGACAACTTAGCCAAATGGTATCGTCAACCTGAACTACGCATGGTCATAGGTAGAATCATTGACCGTGAACTTACTCATGTTGACAATTATGATATGTTACCTGACCAGTTAGGGTTCCCAAAAACTGGTTATGCGGAAATGTTAGCAATTGACGAGATTGCAGAACAGCATGATTTCATGATTCAACAAGCAGAGTCGGATGATCTATATCAACGATTAACCACTTTATGTCGTCATATTTGTGGGGAAGGCATTGGTTTATATGGTATTTTCTTGATGCTTTTAAACGACCAGCGTTTTGGTAAAATGAAAGCACTGGGTCAAGAAATTGTGTCTTGGTCATCACGTGATGAAAATCATCATTGCACTATTCTGACTAAATTCTTCAACACAGAACTTGAAGAAAATAAGGAAATTATTAATAAAAACAATCGTTTAGAGAATTTACAAAATGTAGTTATTGCTATGTTTAAAAATTCTGTTCAACGTGGTGTGAATTATGCCAAGGCTGTGTTAAAGCGTGGACCATTGCACGATCTAACTGTTGATCAAATTGAAATGTTCTTGAAACAGCTTGCCGATGTTCGTATTAAAAAATTGAACATTGGTGTAGAAACAATTTACGGCACATCGAATATTCTTGAATTAGAATGGGCTTCAATGTTGTTCTCAGCATCATTAGATAACTTCTTTGAAACTGCTGGAACAAACTATCAAATTGGAGCACTTGTTGGGGAATGGGAATACCCACCAGCTGATTTCAAAAAAGATGCTCATAAGTATGCTGATTTGATGAATACATAAAACATATAATAAAAAGCCCTCATTATTGAGGGCTTTTTATTATTTTTAGTTTAAGTTGTAGGTGCTGCTGGAACTAAAGCTTCTGACCAAGGTGACGTTGTTGTACCCCATTGGTTCTGAACCCTGATTTGCAAATTGGCTCCAACTTCAATCTCTTTAGAAATAACAATTCTGGCTGTAGTATCTCCTGTTTTAAGAACATAGAAATCACCAGATAAAAAGACATAATCACCACCACCGACTGTGTTTTCATGACGAATAGCAAACGGATTGGTTAATTGATTTAAATCTTTATTTGTCATCCACTCAGCAACTGTGACAGTTAATTGAGGGAAAACTTTCGTACCAGAAGCGGAAGAACCATCTTCATTTTTCTTACTTGAAGTTATGCTATTAATCTGTGGTTGGATATAGAAACCACTTGTAGTTGAATTATAATGCCAAACTTCAGAAGACATTTTAGAACCAGAACCGTCCTGATCATAAACCAATTGGAATGAGTATTTACCTTCACCTTGGTTTGGTACAGAATATTCAGTATCCGTTGGCTTCAGAACAATATTTGTCACAGTCTCTTTCGGTGTCATGTAAGAAAAGTATTTAAAGGTGTATGGGAACATATCTGATGTTTCAGCTGACCATTTTACTTTAATACTTGAACCTACAGACTCAATACCTTGCAAGATTGGTAATTTCGTTTCTGCATCTACATAAGGTACAATATCACGAATATATTTTGTATAACCAGCTTCTCCTTTCGAATTGAATGGCGTAATAAATAATGAGACCTTATTGGTTTCACGATCAAACGCTGGGAATAGTTCTCCACCCTGTCCAAAAATTCGTTTATTTCTTCTTTCACCTGTAGTTTCATCTACCCAGACAACGTCATAGTAATATGCTTTAACTTCAGTATTGAAGGAAAGTTGATAAACCAATTGACCATTATATGATGACCAGTCTTTGTATCGTAAACGAACATTTTCTGGTGCTGTAGGAGTTGGTTCTCGCTTATAGATAGTGTCAGTTACATCGAATGTTAAATTTACAAGTTCTGGATTATTAACATTATCTACAGCCAAAAATTTATTTTCAGAAACTGTTGCTGCTTTAAACTCAAACACTTCACCACCTGATGCCCCTGTGGTGTCATCTTGCATAATACCTAAAACTCGAAACACTTTTGGTTGACCATAGACCCCACCACTGATAGCGATTGGGGTTTCTTCTTGAAGATATTCACTATCAAAAAATTCACCTAAGATTCTTAAAGAATAAGGGTCTTGACTATGTACTGAAACTGAGCCTATGCCAAAAGGGGTGTGATAGTATAAGGTGTAAGTCCCTTCAAAAATTGGGTCTCTTAAATGAACTGTTCTGGTTACTGTGTCATATTGCAAAATACGAGCGTGATTTCCCCAACCATTTTCTTTATGAGCAATATAGAAATGATCGTAAATATTCACCAAGTGTCCGAGCCGTGGCAAGTTGAAGGTTGTAAAAATGTCTTCATCACGGTTGGTTAATAAAGCATAAACTGCTTGACGAATTGCTTCCGTAACATTAGTACAACCGACAGCTTGAAATTCATAAGGGATTATCCCATATTTTTCAATTGACGGATTATCAATTACAGTTCGTCGATCTTGCTGATAGTTATTCTCAGCATTGAGAAAAGTAACATTTACTGAATTATATTTTGACTCTAAATCAGCAGAACTATATTGAAAATTAGTCTGCAGAATCATTTCAGGCGTTACGAAAAATTTAGGTGTGTTTGGTTTATCCATAAAAGCATAATAAACACCATTAATTTCACGCAAAGTCGTATGCACAGCCCCAGCTACATAATTGATATATTCTTTAATTTTAGTTTTTTGCTGAACAACTTCATTAAAAGTATATCGTGGAGCAAGTTTACCGTCGAAGGTAGGGACTTTAAAATCACAATATTTTGCTAAGGTGTAGAAATTAGCATTGTCCACTTGCATTTTTCTTTCTATTGAACGTAAACCCCAGTCTTGATTCATGATCAATTCACGTAAAATCCAAAAAGGGTTATTGGTCCAACCTTTTTTATATGTTCCATCCCAAGGTGTGGCTTCATCGTAAGTGTGTTCGAAGGGATTATAATTAGAGGGAATATCACAAATTAGACCATAGAAATCCCCAGAGAAATCTGGAATGGTATCAAAGCGGTCTGTGTGCTGCGCCACAATATGACATATTGCTGTTTTTCTATATATCTTTTCTTGATCAGTGATCAAAGCCATAGATTCTAAAGAGATTTGCTTGTTTGAAAATTTCTTTTCCTCAGAAGTTAGCTCTTTAGACAATCTAGTGATTTGAATTTCCCAATCATGATTATCTCCCTCATTATCAAAAATAGGGATACTCACTTCATAAATATAACCACCAGTGGTTTTACCTTCAATAGTTAAAGCCCCTGCGTTATAAGCATCTATTATAGCTTGGTTATTTGAAATTTGTTGACGAATAGCTTCAGCTCTTTTTTGTGCTTGAATTGCCTGAACACTCATACCTTGTAAACCAGATAAACCAAAGCCCCCTCCATAACCAGAAGGGATGTAGGTTTGTTTTAAGTCATCGGCACTGGTAATAATCTGATTATCGGTCAATACTTCATTGGCAAAAGTGACTTTATCCGCTTCTGTCATGGCATCATAATTTAAACCTCGTCTTGATGCTTCTTGACGTAAGGTGTCTGTTTGTGATTTTGATGAATATAACGATGCTGTTGTTTCTGTAACTTTTGACCAGACGGTGTCGCCTACTTTTCTGTATTTAATCGACATTAACAAACTACTGGTTCTTGTATTACCTTTAGAGTCCCCTGCATAAAGCATAGAAACTAAAAAACGAACATCAATTTGTTTAATACGCCCACGATGGGTTGCTGGCGTAATGATTGTTCGAGTCACTTCTGCTGGTAAGGTCATACCTACAGTTTCTTGAATAATAGAACCTTCACCACCCATAATATATTTTAAAGGTAGATCATCATAATATCCTTGTCTAAAACTGACACAAACATCTTGGAAATTATATGTGCCTGTTTCTGATTGGAAAGGGATATTTCCAATATAGAAAGATTCCAGTCCTTTTTCTAAACCGTAAATAGTACCATTGCCGATAGCTGCTCCAATCTCTAAAATGTCTTGGCTATATAAGTTATCAGCTGTAATTGTTGGGGATTTACCCTTTTTACCACCCATTTTAATACTCCATACCTGTACGGTTTATTTCATTATTTACCTGTAGCAACTTAGTTTCATCCCCTGCTTGGTAAATACCATAGAAGCGGTTCAAATTTGCTTCAGGTAAATGTTCATCTACTTTTTCTTTAAAGTAAGGGGAATCATCGGGTCGATCTACACCATCGTACTTTCTGGCATCGACATTGAAACTAATTAAATGAAAATAAGCTCTGTGTAAGCCAAAAATCATTTGAATGGGTGCACCTAGTTCTGTAGTTGTTTGAGTTCCAAATTTTCGTGAACTTTTATTACCTTCAGCATCTTTCGGCTTGGGAGCCAATAATTGCATAAGTCCAGTCAGAACTAATGAAACACCAATTGACATAGCCATTTGTGCTGCAAAAGCTGCATAAGAAAAACCTGTAGTTGCTGCAGCACCACCGCCTACGGCTGCACCACCAGCTGCTAAAGATGAACCACCACTGACTGGGGCAGCGACTACAGCTACGACAATGATCACGACACCGATAATGACATTTACCCAGCCGTTGTCACCGCCTGCGCCTGAATAAAAAGCTTTGTTTAATTCATTGTGATCAGCTGGAATAATTTCAAAGGTTTTACTTTGAAGGCTTGGGTCAGTTAATAAACTCAAGTCCTTTATTTGTCTAATTCTCACAGCCCTTGGTCTTATTTTATCAACCAAAGGGTGGTTGGTAGCTAATAACTTTAAAGCATCCAATGGTGTGGATGCTTTAATGTCATAAGTACCTTCTGGAAATAAATCTCTTAAAGATTCTTCGAACACTATAAGCATTTTTACTCCTTGCGATATACTACGTTGCTTCTGACGTAATATTCAGCATAACTATCTTTCCCATATATTCTATGAATATATTGAGGGAATTGTAAGAAGTTTAAATAATCTTCAACAGATAAATTTAAATCATTACTAGGGTGGCTGTGCCACAAGCCTTGAGCATCTTCTGGAACTTCATCAATATTAACAGAAAAACCCATTTTTGGGTTTGAAGACAAATTTTTTAATTCTACCAAGGAGCCGTCTTCTGCAATGTAACCACAAAGTTCCTCAATAGGATTCCAATTATTGTTCAACATATCTTTCAGCCTTTAGGTAATTTGGCATAACATCTAAAATGTTCAATTTCTTTTTCACGACAGGAACATCCACATGGTAATGTGCCATATACAAACGTCTCAACCATCTATCGTCTAAATTTTCTTCTCTTGGTTGAGCATTAAACATTTGATGTAAAAAAAGTTTATTTCCTAAATAAACCCCAACATGGTTGACTAAGTCTGTACCAATTCGGAAAGCTAAAATATCCCCTTCTTTAAAGGTAGTAGGACACAAACCTCTTTCTTTAAAATAAGGTTCAGCCACTATTCGTGCATAAACATTAATTCTTGGGTCAAAAAAGTTTTTAGGACGAGCAAAATTTGGCAGAAGAATACCATATTTTTTATCATACAAATCACGAATGAGACCAAAGCAATCGGTCTCACCCATTTTGTAATTCCTTTCCATTAACTCTTGATAAAATTTATATTCAATCATTAGACATTAACACTCGAAAACTCTGGGGCATAATAAGAGCGTGGGGGAATATTTGTGTTTGGACAATCAGATAAGGCTCTTAACTTAACCGTGATTTGAGTACCTACGTTGGATACTTGATAAATTTGCCAAACATTTGTAGAGATTACTTGACCATTGACACCTTCTGAAGTATCAAAAATCATTTCATAATGAATGATTTGTGCGTAATCAAGATTCTTTTCTAATACATATTGGTTGAACATGAAGTTTGGGTTTTCAAATGAAAACTGAGGTCTAACATATTCATTTGTAAAAGATTGCCCTGCACCTTGTAAGGCACAGGACATAAAGCGATATTCATCACCTAAAAAATCAGAAACAGTGAATGTGTCGCACATGTATATTTCATTTTGATCAACTGTGACAATCTTGAACAAATTAACTTTTTTAATTTGTTCAAGATTTGAAGCATTAACTAAGTTTATCACCTCGCTCATACACGGTTCCTTTTTCTGAAGTTTTGTAAGGTGTTTCAATAAGGGTTAGTTCTAAGTCTGAAATTATACCAGTATTTCCGTTAATTTTTGGAATACTTATTGGCTGCTGAAAACGGACAGGAATAACTTCTCCCATATATTCAAAATTGAATCTGGAATTAAGTCTATACTTTAAATAGAACATTTCCAATAAAGCCATGTTTTGATCAGGACAAGGACCCAGTCTGATTTTGTTGTCTGAGTCTATAAAGTATTTCAAACCACTACATGTTAACTTAAAAACTCTCAAATTTTTAGCCACAGAGTAGAAAGCCATTGTGTAGTTGTTTCCCAAAGGGATTAGATTTGAGTTGTCAGGATAATCAATTTCAACATCATAATAACCTACTGGAAAAACCATATCTCCTTGATAATTCTCACCTTTTTGAAATGTATAGTCTGTGGTGACAACTTCTTGTAATTCTACTGTAAAGTTTTGCACCACACCTACACCACCTTTTATTTTTTTAGGCATGGCAATTGGTTTAGCAAATCTAACTGTCATATCTCCATAAATGGGGTGTTCATAAATAAAAGGTTTATAGCTTTTATGTTCAATATAAAAGTCCTTCAATTTATTAAAATCCATCTCTGGTCGATATGCCAACCCTGTGATTAGCGCATGGTCTTCTTCTTGCAATAAAAGTAAGGGGAAATCCAGTGAGATGTTTCTCACTGGTTTAATAGAACTATAAGGTACAAAATTTTGAGTTCCTTCTGGACCTATAGAAGCATGGACAAAAGGCTCAACATAAGTTGTACCAAAATTGTGGAAATCCCAAATGAACCGCTTTAGCCGTGGGTCATTAATGACCCGACGACTAAATTTTTGAGAATAATCAAAATTACTCATTCTGCTTGTACCTGTTTAATTAATTGTTTAAGTTCACCGTTACGACTGATATTATCAGAAACAGCTACAACAATGTCATTAGGTCCAATAGATGACGGAACGGCTTGAGGTGCTACCATATAAATATTACTTTGAACTGTCTTATTAATCTGTGGACGGTTCGCCAAGTTATTTCCTTTTATTGCAGCCATCATACCATGTGGGTCTTTTCTCAAACCTGATAAGAAGTCTTTACCAACTACTTCAGTTGTAGATGTAGGTAAAATATATTCTTTTGGCATACCCAAAATCGGTACTGAGTCCTTGTTAGGTACTCCCCCTACAATTTCACCCCCTGAAGCCATTGGAATCATACCCCCTGCATTGTTTACAACAGATTTAGAGGTTATTCCTGAATTAAAGTAATCAGCTCCAAGACCATACGTTGTCGCCCCTGATGCCTGAACCCCAGCAGCTGATGATGCACCTAAACCACCGTACCATCCAGAAAAAGCACCAACCCCTGCTTGAACCAAAGCGGATAAACCTGTTTGCCACCAACCTGAACCATTGTTGGCTGATGAAGCATTCTGACCCATCATTTGTCCACTTAAAGCAGCACTACTTGATGTTGGGGAACCACCGAAGATTCCACTAATCATCATGTCTACAAATTTATTAACTAAACGGTTTTGAACCACTTTAGCTATTGTAGAAATAATTTCATAACCAAATGCTTTGAAAGCTTCACGTGATTGACCAGAACCGCCTGTGATGATTTTAAAGAAATCATCCACATTATCGCTGGCTTCAATTGCTGTGTTAATCAAGTTATTGAAGGCTGAGTTAATACCACCAATTGTTGATTGAATATCACGTTCATACCCTGCAGCAGAATTATCATTTCGAACAGCAGATTTAGCCAAACTTTTGAAGGTGTCAGCCATATTGTAACGGTCTGCTGGATTATCGGCTGCTGCAGCTTCAAGCGTATTGTTAATATTACGAGCTTTTTCCTGTAAAGAAAGAAGATCACTTTTTTGTTTTTGAATCTCTCGACTCACTTTATTCATTTCTTTATCTTGAGCTGTTTTCAAAGCTTCCAGCTCAGTACCTGATAAATTTTGAGTGAGATTAAGATTTTGCTGAATTTCAAACTCTCTAAATTTAACTTCATATTCAGTTAATTTATCTTCAACTTTTTTAATTTGTTGAAGGGTAATATCTCTTTCAGCAATAAGATAATTTTGATTCACTTCATCAACACGACTTGCTTGTGCCTGAATAGCCAAATCTAGGTCATTTCTTTCAGCATCGGTAAATTGATTTTTGAATCGTGGGTCTTCCATAGAAGCACGACGATTTCTCATATCAGTAAGACCTAATTCATCTTCCAATTTCCAAGTGCTTTTTTGTTTATTAAAAGCATTTACAGTTAAAGCATCCTGATATGGTTCATCCAAATCTTGCAATTCGTTTTTAAAAGAATCTACAAATTCAGTATTTTGTTTTTTAATTAAATCAGCAAAAGCTTTACTTGATTCCTTCAACTGAGCTTTACGCTTTTGCTCAATATCGGTGTTGATTGAATTTAATTCACGATCAAGCTTAATTTTGGCAATAGCTGCCACCGCTGGTGAAATAACAAAATCAGTTGAATTTGCACCATAGTCTGCAGCTTGTAGCTGCTCCATATCTGCTTTTAATTTAGCTTGTTGAGTTCTTAAATCTTTAGCTTTATCAAACAGTTGCTTTTGTTTTTCATTGAAAGCTTTTAGATTATTGTCTACTTCTGGGTCAAATTTCTCCTTCAACTGTGCTTCAGTAGCAGTAATCTCATTTTGAAGAAGTTCACTTTTTTCATTTAAATTTTCTAAAGTGCTTTTTCGAATTTGATCTTGCTCTGCTCTCGCTGAACGAAGGCTGTTATTGACCGAAGCACTTACATCTGCCATTTTATCTGCCAATGCTTTTTCTTGTGCAATCAGGTCTTTATATTTTGTCTTTTGCTCCTCAGACATTTTATTTACGTCTTTTGGAAGCATACTCAACTCAGCCATAACAAAATCATGATATGACTTTAATTGTTGACCTTGGGTGACGTTATCAGAAAGTTCTTTTGGCATACCGTTTTGCTGTAAAACAACATTACCAAAGTTACCTTTTTGAATAGCGTTTACTGTTGAAAAAATACCTTTAGCATACGCATTAGCTTCGCCTGATCGACTATTTGAACCCTTGGCTTTTTCATCTTGCCAATTTCCGATGCCCATATAATAAGCTCTTGACCCACTATACAAAGTACCATCTGTGGCATCTTTCATTTGTTTCAAGTATTTAGCACCAGCTATGATGTTTGCTCGATAATCATTCGAGATAGTGTTATAACCAATTCCAACATCTTTAGCTGCAGCCTCGGTTACTTGCATCAAACCAACGGCTGATGTTGTAGAACCGTCAGGGTTTTTACCCAATACAGATTTATCTTTACTGATACCTGATTCTTGCGCCATGTGGGAAATAATGTATTCAGGTGGAAGCCCTGTTAAAGCTGCAGCTTCATTCACGTAAGGCATTAATTCTTCACGCAAAAAGCGTAAGTTTTCTGCTCTTACTGGTTTAGCTCTTTTCGGGTCCACAACTGATAGAGCTTTACCCCAATTAACTTTATGTTTTTGGGAGAAAGTACCATCCATCAACTCTGTATTCAACTGGTTAGTGTAGCCTTGCGCTTTCGCTTGACTAGACATTGATTCAGCTTGAATCAATGGTTGAGAAATTGAATTTAAATATGTTTGAATATCTTGAACTGTTTTAGCCAAGTTAGTAACACTGTCAGCAGAAGTTCTAGCATTTTTTCTAGCTTCTGCTGATATTGCTGTATTGTTTGCTGCCTTTAAATAACCATCTCTAGCTCGGTTCAAAGCAGTTAATAATTGGTTGGCTTGTTTATTCCATTCAGGTGCTTTTTTAAGAACAACATCACTTGATTGAGGTGTTGATAAATCTTGATGTAGTGCTTCTAACATCTTATTCATCTGAGCACCTGTTGGCGCACCTTTACCACCGAATTTAGCTGCTTCATTAAATACATCTAAACTGGTTGCTTCTTTATTAAAAGCACCCATCATTGTGAAAAATTGGGTAGCATCATCACCAGAAGGGTTGGCTGGTAATTTACCTGATTGATTTTTTAAATTGTAAGCATCATAAATCAAACCATAACCACCTTTGGCTGCTGCACCAATAGATGTTGGTTTATTACGAATAGCTTCTTCAGCTCTCATTTGGGCTGTCAACGCTGATAAATTACGAAGCTCAGACACTTGACGGTCTAAGTTCATTTCTAATTCTTTACCAAGCTCTATGCGAAGTTCTTGCCAGCCTTTTTTAACTGATTCAATGCTACCGTTTAAATCCGTTTCTAAAGTAACACCTAATTCCATTGCTTTGGTTCTTAGGTTAGACATTTCCACAGCCAAAGCTGCAGGGTCGTCTTTAATATTTTCAAAACGAGATTCTAATGAAGTGAGTTTATTCGTTACCTCAGTTATTCCACCTTGCAAACTGGTTGAAGCATCTTTTAAATTATTCAAAGAGGTTTTACTATCTTCAACAGCAGCTTTTAATTTTTCATTTGATTGTGAAAATTTCTGGAATAGGATAATTGCAGCACTGACAGCAGTAGCAATAGCAAAAATATATGGTGTAGTTAAGGCAAAAGTCGCCCCTGTAGTTTTCAAGGCTGCAGCTAAACCAATTACAGCTCCGTACATACCTCTAACCAAAATCGTCACACCACCAAGGGCTACACCCATAGTGACTGCTTGAACTGTAAATTTGACAACACCATTGTTCGTTAGAGAAATCAAAATTGTAGTTAAATCACCAACAACGTGAAATAAATCAGTTAAAGATTTACGAACACCTTCACCAGCTGTTTCTGATAATGCCTTGAACTGGTTAAACATACGGTCAGTCTGAGCACCTAATGAGTTCATTTGAATCTCATTGGCTTCCATAGCTGCAGTATTGTTATCCAAGTTAGCTGTTAAATTATCATAAGTGTCAGTGTTGTTCGCCAAGGCTGTATAAAACGCTACCGAACGAACTTCAAATGACTCATAAGCATCTGCTGTAGTGAATCCAGCTTCTTTAAGTTTTTTAAGCGAACCAACCAATCCGTTTGTACGAACATCAATATCTGCTGTCGTTAAACCTAAACGAGCTAAAATTTTCTCAAATTTTTGAGAAGGGGAGATCAAATCTGTCAATAACTGACGGAAGCCTGTACCTAGTGTTGAACCAGAGCGTACACCAGCGTTGGCTACTGTAGATACCGAAGCCAATAGTTCTTCAAAGTTTAAGCCAGCGTCTGATGCAGCGTTACCAGCGTATTGAACCGCCAATTGGAATTTTTGAATATCCAATTTAGATAAGTTCATAGCTTGGGTAATCTGGTTGACAATTTTAGGCATATTGTCTGCAGATAATTGGAATGCACCCAAAGAAGCTGTTGCAATATCAACCGTTTCTTTCAGACTTGAACCAGTAGCTGTAGCCAATAATGTGACTGACTGCAAAGTTTTTTGAATTTCGGCTAAAGAGAAACCAGCTTGAGCTAAAGTTGTAGCTGCTTCTGTAATTTCAATCGCACTAAAGCGTGAATTTTCACCAACTTCCAAAATGGATTGTTTTAATCCAATCATTTGGGTGTCGGTAGCTTGAGAAATTGCTTGTGTTTGTTTCAAAGCTAATTCAAAGTCACGCAAGAAAGCATAACTACCTGTGATTGAACCCATGAAGGCTCCCCACAACATGTAGTTACGCATCAATAAACCTTGCATACCTAATAAAGCACCACTAGACTCCCCAGTATTCATGTCCCTCAAACGAGTGACAAAACTGTTTGGTTTATTAGCGTTGGCAATCTCACGATTACGAGCCTTGATTAAATCCAGTTCTTTTTGGTATGCAATAGCTAAAGCTTCTGCTTCTTTTTTAGCTTTGGCATTACCAAGCGATTCAGCTTGGAACATGACTTCTTTAGCCTGAGACAAACGCTTGGTCATGGTCATTTGACGAGCAATCAAATTGTCTGGGCTTAGTTGAGCAATTCGTTCAGTGCTTAAAGTATTGACCCTTAAACCACCGTTGGTTAATTCTGTCAAACGCTGATTAACTTTGGTAGCATCATTGACTTGACGTAATTTTTGAATTTGTTCATCTGTAGTTCGTAAATTTGCTCTACGCAAATTTTGAATCGCTTGGAGTCTTGTTTTTTCTTCCTCAAGCTTCGCCAACATTTGACTATATTGATTAAGTTGTTGGCTTACTTGAGGATTTTTAGCAGGGTCTTGTAAATATAATTGACCCATGAGACGTTGAGCTGCAGCCATTTTAGATGCGTTGGCTTGCATGTCCTTACGAATCTGGTCTGCATTAGCGTTGGTGTAATCTCTATTCGCTGGAACTAACCGTGAAGGGTCAGTCATATATTTCTGAACAGCAGATTCTCTTGCACCACTTCCGAATTGGTTCAGGTTTCGTGCTTGAATACTTCGTTGTAACGCTAACTGTCCAGCTGGCATTTGCATCATGCTCTGGATTGAAGCATCACTTTGACGTTTTATATAATCAAGACCCTTAAACTCATTATTAAGATTTTTTAAGGTGTTTTTATACTGAATCAAAGCCTGTTCAGCAGCTTTAATTTTTTTAATATCACCATTTAAATTAGCAATATCTAAGCGTGTTTTTAATGCTTGTTTCAGAACCTGTTGATCAAATTGAGCAAACATTGTGCTCATTGTTCTAGGGTCTTGGAATTTAAGATTAGAATTGACCAAGGCTGATACTTGGTTTGCTCTGCTAATATTACTTAAATTTGAGTAGTGTTGAAGTTGAGCCTTGGCGGTAATACTTTGAGGTGAAGTTACCATCAAGTCCATTTGTTGGCGTAGGCGTTTTAGAGTATTAGCGTTAGGGATATTGCCTGTTTTATTTGCTTTGTTTATACGATCAAATTGATCACCAACAGCTTTAGCTATATCTCTTAAAGCGATCATGTGTTGGGTTAATTGGTTGACGCTCCCCAAGGCGTTGCCTTGGAGATTGAGTCCGACATTGATTGGTTCTTGCTGATTAGCCATTCTGTTTTTGTCCTTTAAACCAAGCTGCCACCTGATTTACGTCATTAAATACTGGTAAGTGTTTAAACTTTTCACCCATTGTATCATTTGACTTAGGATTTGTATCTGAACCTAAAATACTTTTTGCTAGAAGGACCAAAATCTCTTGAGCTTGAACAAATGTCGTTTGTTTTTCTTGGATATACACTTTTAATCTGAGTTCTATATCCTCCATCGTTACTGTCCACAGAAAACTTTGTAGATCAGAAAAATGGATTTGATAGATTAAACAAATTACTTCGTGGAAACTGAGTCCTGAAAACCAGTTAAGGTATTGTTTAATGCCATCGCTTTCGGCATCACCTGTTCCAGAGCTTTCCCCACTTCCTCGGCTTCTTTCAACATAAAATTTAATGTTCTTTGACGCACCCAACCTACGATTTCTTCCATTTCATCGTCCATTAAGTTATCGTTTTCAAACATATCCATCAATTCGTCAAGCTTTTTGCCGATTGTTTCTTTACCATAAAGTAATAAAGCAACAGCTGTTATTTTGAAAAGATCAGAGGTCACATAGCCCTGAATATCTTCTTTTTCAACATTTAAAAATAAGCGATAACGTGTAGCTGCAGTGAATTTTATTTCACGAAGTTTTCCACCTATCTTAAATTCTTTAACCCCAGCATCTGCATTTGTTTCAATAGCTGACATACTCTTTCCTCATTTATTAGGCAAAAATAAAACCCACTCTTGGGTGGGTTTTATTATAGTCACAATTAGGTAATCAATACAACTTTTGATTTACCTTGAGCAACATACCAATCATAACCAGCGTCTTTACGAGTAAGAGCCATTGGTGTTGCTTGGAAGTTCATGTTTGAGTAATCTGAAACACCGAATGTCAAATTTAAACCTGATGTAATTTGAACTTTAGGGGCAATGATTACAATTGGGTTGCAGTTTACGTCAGCAGAGACAATTTTTGCTGAGTAATAGTTTGCACCAGAGCAGCTTTCAATATCATTTGTCATGATAAGTGTTGACTTAACTGCCTTATCACCCACAGCCACTGCGGAAACAAGTGGTCGATCAAGGGTAATCACATTAGTAGCAATCGTCTTAATTTTATAAGCCAAACCGTCTGTGTTGCCGTTGTTTGGTGAAAGGATAATCCAGTCATCTACTGCCAAACCTGTGGTAGCATCAACAGTAATTGTGGATTCAGCAACAGCACTTGGTGCTGTTAAAGTAACTTTCACACGTGGAGCTGTTGGGTCTGCTGTATAACCAGCTTGTCCAAGAGCGTACATGATGGTACGTGGGTTATATTCATAACCATTTCCAGCAAGTGTCCAGTTGTCGGATGTAAGTGTTTGATGAACTACATCTTGACGAACGCCTTGAGTCAAGGGTTGGAATGTTTTATCATTGGTCAAAGCCATGTTTTTGAATAAACCGAAGCTATGTTCTTCTTCAGTTAAATCTAAAGCACTACCAAGAGGACCGATCATGAGTGTTGCTTCGTTTAAAACGAAACCGTCACCCAATGCTGAACCAAAATTTTGAGCTGTCATACTTTCCTCGACATATTTGTTGTAACTATAGCTAGTCTTGCCAAATTATAAACAAAAAGAATAGCTTTAACCACCTTTTTCAGTTAACCGCTGTGGACTTAATAAAGTCACAGAAACACCTTTAAAACAACGTGAATCATTACGTGTCATCGACATGGTTTCACAATCATCTGAATAAATGAGTGTACCCACAACACCAGTGTTGTTTTCTTTAAAAATATCTATTGCTGTTCTACAAGGCTTTCTTTTTGTAATATCTAACATAAGTTCATTTAGATACATCGTTTCTAGTTTTGTAAAATTTACATCATTTACAACACTAAAACCAATAATTAATTCATGATAATCACCATAAACATGACCATCTCTTTGAATTGTCCAGTCAGCGATAAAGATAAAATCATTCGCTGGTAATTTAGCGAAGTCTGTAACACTGTCTAAATTAATGGCACTTAAAGGAGGTACATCATATTTAGCAGCTATTCTTGTAGCTAAATCATTGATGTACTTCAATAAACTGACATAAATATCAGCATATTGGTATGCTCTTTCTACAATAGCCATGTTATTTTCCTTGAATCAATTTTTGCGCTACAGGTCGCATAACTTTATTAGCATAATACAGCATATATGGTTGAATTAAACCTCTACGCATTCTTTTACCTTGAGCATAATATGTGAGTTTATTGGCAATAGTTAAATTTCTAGTATAAAAACCTTTTGAATTGAAAGTTCTATTTAAACCAGAATTTTTATAAATTGCCTTTCCACCATATTGTGAATCAATATAATCCTCAACTCTGGGAGCTTCACCACCGTTAAAAAAAGCATCCATATACTTGGACAAGCCATTGAAAACATTAAAACCAATATATCGGTTCATTCTGGCAATGTTGTTTGGTCGAGCATAATTCCCAGCTAGTTTGTGCTTATCTGTATATTTAACATTTAGACTAGAGCCAATATATGTAAAATCATAACCTAATGAGTTTTTACCTGTATTACCACCCACCGCTGGGATTGCTCTAAATAATATGTCTTCTTTTTTTCGACCATCTACTCGTCGTGAATCAAACTGTTTTGTTGAGGTATTATATGTGCTTCTATATCTAAAGGTGTTACCACTCATTCGGGTAAAGGCAGTTGAATTTCTTTGAAATATTCTTTTTAAATCTCCTGAATATTGCCACATATTCATCGTAGATATTTTATTTCCACGCAAATCTCTTGACCCCATTAAACGTCTTTTTCGTCTCAAATACTTTTTATTTAGGGGCTTCCAAGACTCATCTGCTGGAATATAGGGTTTAAGAAAAGATGGTGCACTTAAATAGCGACCAATTACTGGCTGACCTGTAATGCCTTGTGTTGTTGCACCCACAGCCATAGCTTTAAATACTTTCTGCGCTGCAACATCCATTTGCTTTGCAAAGTCACCAGAAATATCTAATATTCTTTTGTCCATTTCTAAATTGAATTGACCTTCTACTCTTAAAAGTAGTTGGTCAACCCCGTCTAAAACAACTGTAGGTAATTTTTTAGCCATTTTAAACCTTCACAGTTTCATACTCAGCACGAGCAATCCATAAACCATAGTCCTTTTTCACTTCACGGATAAGGAAAGGTCCTACAACATCTGCTGCCTTTAATTCGTCAGTGCTGTAGATTGTGCAAAACTGAGTTGGGTTTACATCACTGTTGGCTGGTTTTGAGTCCCATAAAACACTGATGTTTATTTTTCCTAAATCTAAATATTTAGATTTTCCAGTCTCTAAACCAGTAACTTTGTGAATTTCTTTTTCTTGCCTAGACCAGTTTTGTTGCTTGTGAGTTACCTCATAAGCTCTATACGTTCTATCATCTCGATACAACATAAAGGAACCCATCAAATAAATAGCTTGAGCACGACCAATATTTTGTATTTGTTTTCCTTGAACGTCGAGTGCTGTGCCAGCTATTTCAATCATTCTAACAACAGAGTTATTAGAGTAGCGAATATCTTGAGGTGGTTCATGCACCAAAGCCAAGACTTTTAAAGCTGGATTTGACAAAATCCTAAAAGTCTCTTTATGCTTTTGCTTATTTATTAAAGGAATTGCCATATTATTGACCGCCTGTAGCGTGATTATACATAGGCACAAATTGTAAATAAGCAACACTTGTCAGAGCTTCATCTTCCAAGAAGTCATCTAGTTCGTCTAAGATAGTTGCTTTCTTAGAATTTAGATCATCTATAAATTCTGCAAGATCGCCAGCGTCTCCAAAGCGAGTAACTTCACCATTTTCGGTTGATCGCTTTTTATCAATTCTGATAATTAAACTTGGAGCTAAACTTAAAGCTTCCACAATGGAAATTAAATCCCCAAATAATTTTGTGAGATATTGATCTGTTTGGCGTTTAGTGTGGAAGTCATTAATAAAAGCTTTATATAGACTTAGATATTTTCCTTCCAAATCCATTTCTTCATCTGGTATTTCATAATTATTCAAACCAAATAATTTTCTAACAGAATCACCAGTTGCTGGTATATCCATTAAGTCGATAATACCGAAATTTTCTCTATAATTTAACTGACCAATTTGGGTTGGCATAGTCAACATCACGGACATTATTTTAAGTTGCCCTGATGCCACTGCTGGTGTCTGTAAACTAATATCTAATGTACTAGAATCAACAACAGGTATAACGGTGGTTGTTGTATTGTTGTCAATTCTAGTAGTCAGTTTTCCATCTGCTGTTGGTACTGTGTATTCAGCACCAACGATTACAGGTACGTTGATCGTATGTGTGTCACTTGGTGCTAAATAACGCATGGTTTATTCCTTTGCAGCAGTTTCAGTTGTTTCTTTTTCAGTTTTTGGCTTAGGTTGTTTTTTCTCAACCACTGGTTTTTCTTCATCTTCAACTTTTTTAGAGTTTAAAGATTCTGCAGCGAAACGAACCAAATTTGCAAAATAATCTTCGGTTGTTTCTTTTTCAACATCACGTGGTTTGTCACGTTCAAGTTCACGTAGCAATTCATAATATTCAGAATCAGGTACGTCATCATTTAAAGTAACACCATCTAATTTAGTAATTAGATTAAGAGCCAAAAGGTTGCGAACTTCAACACTCAGTTCGTTTGCTACAACATATTGTGTACCGCCAACGCAAACACGACCACGTATAGTTCGTGCAGTTCCAAGTACAGGGGTGATAAAAATTTTAGCCATTTTTAAAATCTCAGTAGGGGTCAATCTATATTAGATGAAAAGATTATAGCAAATAAAAAACCCCTTTAAAGGGGTTTTTTATTTACTTATAAATTAGTCGATTAAGACCAAGTCAATAAGCGACGAGAATCACCATAAGCCAAGGTGAAACCAGAAATGATTGATTGAGTATAAAGAATCGTTTGACTCTTGATAACACGTTCCATTTCGTCGATTTGAGAATTTGCTTTGATCAAACGCTCAAGGGTTTCGTTTTTACGGAAGCCAAGGATTTGTTTCTCTTGCATACCTGATGAAATAACCACGTTAAGGTTAAGGTTGATACCGTTCACCAAACGTACTGTCATTTGCGCCATTTGGTCAGCACCGTTTGCGATACCACCAAGACCTACTGCTGGATTACCAGATGGGTCAACTACTGGGAACATATATTGTAAGTCAAGGATTGTGTCCCAACCTACAACGATGGTATCAATAGGGCGACCAGCACGTGCACAAGCAATAAGCCACATCATGAAACCTTCAGCACGTGCACGAATTGTTCCAGTTTTGCCGTCGATAGTGTTTAAGTTATCAACAACTGCTGGACCATTAGGTGAGTTAGGGGTTGTAGATTCCCCATCAACTAATGTTGTTAATGCAAGGCTGTGTTCAGTCTGACTACGTTCAAATGCGATACGGTTTGCAAATGGAATAAGAATGTCAGGAGTCATGTCGGATGCAACTTCGTAAGAAATTTCAATACCATGACCTGTTTTGTAGAACTTAACACCAGTTTGTGATGTTTTTAGTGTACGAACAGGGATGTTTGCACCTTCAGCAACACGGAAAGTTCCGTATGAATCTTGAGACGCTTTATCGTATTCAATTTCTTTCTGTAAAATGTTGCCTTTTACCATACGAGTTTGAAGGATTAAATCTTCAACACGTTCAATAACTGGCGCATTTTTTTGTGCACGAATCAGGTTGTTTACCAACGATGGTAAAAGGATTTTTAAACCATCATTCGTGAAGAATGAAGTTGAAGATGCTGCAAAAGCTGCAATAGCTGCATCATCTTTAAGATTTAAAGGTACACCCAAAGCATGGAAAATTGCTTCATTACCATTTAAACCATGTACTGGTTCAACCATTTGGTGCAATGTTGCTTCAAGACCAAAACCTACTTTAGTTGCATCATGCAATAATGCTAAAGCGTTTTCTTGAGCAACTGAGCGTTCGCTGTGTTGCAACTTTGCAATTACTTCAGTGGCTTTAAGTTTTTTACCACCTTCGAAGAATTTTAAATTAGCAGCTGTCATTTACTACTACCCCTATTAAAGTTTGATTACGCCAACGAAACCTTCAGAAGAATCAGGCTCGGACACGAAGAAACGAAGATCGGTAGAAGCTGGACCAGCTTTTACTAAACCAGCGGTTGCACCAGCGATGATTGTGTCACCTACTTTGAACACTTCATTTGGGGCACAATTCAAGCGGAAACCACCTAATAAAAGGACGTTCACTGAAATGTCGCCATTCATTTCAATTTCAACTGTTTCGATTCGACCCAAAACTGGTTCAGTACCTTCAACAAGTTTCACAAGATTGGCATCACCAGCTAAAACTAAAGTTACTGCTTTACCCACATCTTGTTCAGTAATACCTTGACCAACGAAAGTGAAACGAGATTCACGAATCGGTAAGCCAGTAGTTGTTACGTTAAATTTAGCCATTCCGTAAACCTCGCTTATTTGCTAACTTTATAGTAGCTTGTATCCAAGCCCATTTGGAACTGTGCGTTAGAGCCTTCGCCACCTTCGCCACCTGAACCTTCTAAGCCTTTACCGTTGTCGCCACCGCCGTTTTTAAGAACAGCAATTTGCGCTTCAAGTTGAGTAACTTTTGCTTTTTCAGTTGCAAGCTCTGCATCAACAGCAGCTTTTGCTTCTTCTGCAGTTTTTTGAGCAGCTTCTGCAGCCAATTTTGCTGTTTCAGCGTCTGTTTTAGCAGTTGTTGCAGCATTTAATTGTGCAGTTAAATCATCTGCTTTACCTTGCGCCAAGACTAATTTGTTATAGTCTTCACGTGGTACTGAAATATCAGTCATATTTTTATTCCCATTATTCTGATCAGAATGTGTAGAACCATTAAATTCAGGTGTATCCACACCATCCTGTAATGTAACTAGCAGAAGTTTATCATCATCTGCGTGAGCTGCCAAATTAATTTCTTCACTTTGAGGTGCTAAACGTAATTCTTTTTCATTTAAGATATGTGCACGTGTTACAGCACCACGTGTAACAGCACTTGTTTCTTTCCAAGAACTTAGTCCAGATAACTTTAAGTGATTACCTCCAACACCCCATTGATGCCCTTCTGAACATAAAGGTGTGTAGTCTTTTCCAGCCCATAAACGACGACGATTATCCACACTTGCTAAAAAGTCATAACCACAAGCTGAACATTGAAGACTTGAAGGAGTTGAACCAGTGGAAATTTCAGCAATAGAACCATTTTCCAATTTTGCGACTAAATCAGCTTCGCTTTTTTGATCAAGGTAAAACAAAATATGTAAATCTGTTTCATTTTCACCAGCGGTTGATGAGAAAGTGGCAGCATCAAAAATTCGACCTACTGGTAAACTACCATGCTGGTCATGTAATTTGATCATTGGTACATAATCACCATTGGCTACTTTAGAAGACATATCTTCTAAATAAGCGTTGGTCATTCGAGCATTTTTATAAATGCCCCCAGCACCTGAGATTGGTAATGTGTCATTGGCTAAACCTTCAAAAACAGCAAGAGTGCTGAGGTCGAACTTCGACCCCAACAAAGCTTGTAGTTTCTTTTTGACACGTGGATGTTTTTCTGGGTCAATACGAAACATAATTTATTCCTATTTTACTGCATTACTATTGGCAGACTTGTCACTTGATTTTGTCTGTGCTCTTTGTCTTGAATTTGGCTGGTCCTTCTGCGGTGTGTTAGTCGTAGCACTCGCTGTAGAACTTGTAGTCGATTCGGTCTTCGCATTATCAAATCCTGTCCCTGACAATTCTGGTGCAGACGTTGGTTTAGGTCGATTATACATTTGCCAGTGGTATTCGTCATCTGTGATTAAACCATCTGATAAATCTTTTCGCAAACGAGCCTGTTTTTGGACCATAGCTGGTTCTAGTTCATTTGGTGGTCGCATTTCTGGTGCATCAAAATAAACTTCGACATAAGAAGTTGACCCAGATAAACGTAAAGCAAAAGTCAATAAATTTGACCAAATTGAAGCTAAAGGTTCATTAATTTCTGCAGCTTGCATACTAAAAATTTGAGCTTCAACCGATGCTGTATTTACACCAGATTCTCCACGACCCAGTACCGTTGCTACAGATTTTAATGCTGCTTGGTTTTGAGCATTTAAAACCTCAATCACTGGTCGAATATCAATACCCACTGAGCCGTTAGGCATGTTTAGGGTGTCAACTTCAACAGAATCAGTGTGTACCACTGGTTGATCAGCTCGGATGGATGAAAAGCTACGTGTGATTGATGCAATTTGACTCGAAACATATTCACCACGCTTTTTTGCATCTCGCTTTTGATCTTCAGGCATGTGTCGAGTAATGGATTCTTCCAAAACCTTAATATCCATACGTGGAAAGCCTGTGATTTGTAAAATGTTATACAAATCATTAATCACCTGTAGTCGAGCATAAACTGTATTAATTACTGAAATAAATACACTTTTTGAATATGGTGAATTTGGGTCTTGACGATGTGAAGCATAATAAAATGTAGGTATATCTAAATCAATTTCTTCATTATTGGAGCCTTGGACTGGTTTAAGAAAACCATTCTCTTTTTCATACCATTTTAATGACTTGGTATCAATATTTCGAACATCCAAAACACCAAAAGCATCGTCTAAAACCATTTCTACAGAAATAGAACCCCGCTTTAGCAGCATATAGCGTAAAGCTTGGTTTCTTGTTTTAAGAGTACGGTCCTGTGTGAACCCAGCTTCATAATCAACTGGATATGATAATTGAATCAATAATTGACTAATTTTTGTAATAGACTCTGAATCAATTTCACCTTCTGGTGTTTTAGCAATATAACGCATGGGTGTGTTACTTAAAGTCAAGTAAGCCCCAACAGCAGCACCCACATCTGGGTCATATTGCATTAGTGTTGTAATCAGATCATCATCTTCTGTATTTACTCGTTCATCAAGTAAATTTCTGAGGTGCATATTTGTTTCTGGTGCACCAATTGCCTGATCTGATTGCTGTGGATTGTATGTAGGAGATAAGGCATTACCTCCTGTTTTTGCATTACTTGGCAAAATGATTTGACTCACTTTACCCCAAATATCTAATCCAGCCATATCAATTTCGTCCGAATAGTGATTGTGATGGTGTTATAAAATTATCCATACCACCCAAATATATGGTTGAATTATAACTTTGATCGGGTAAAAAGCTATAGCCATTATAGTATTGATGTACCGCTTGATTCAAATAACCTAATGAATGGAAATAGTGGTCATTTTTATCTTTCTTAATCCAGACAGGAACCTTCTCTGTACCTTCTTTAGATTCAGCTAACATACGAACCATTGCTCGTAAATGACTAATGATTGTTTCTTTTTGACTACCATACCCTGAAAATTCAATCCAACCATTTTTTATTGCTGAAACTAAGGTATCCAAGTGCATGGTTCGGTGTGCTCCGACATAACTCAAAGTACCATACTCGTCATTTTTTGGAACAAGCATTGCACCACCGCTGTTTTGCTCATATTGAATAGGCATAATCACATTATCTGTCATTACACGTACTTTATCTGAGTCAGTAATTAGCGGTAATCTGTCAATAAAACCTCCCTTGATAGGGAATTGTTTCATGTAAGAAGTAATTCTCGCTGGCAATTCTTCTGCTTTCACTGTTTCTAAAAGCACAGTTTTAATTTTTGTCAAAGAATCAGCCATACCAATCGACACGTGACAAACTTTACCCATGTCGATGCCGATGAAGTGGGGTACAGTTCCATAACCATCGTAAATAGGGTCAAAATTTGGTGTGAATAAATTTCTCAACAAACCTTCAGGTAAACGCTCATCTGAGTTTTCATGAGTTAAACCCAATACTGTGTTATAGAAACCTTTCATATTGTCACCACGGATATATTTCAAAAGCGTGGTTAAGACGTATGCTGCATCTAAGTTTCGAGTAGAGAAAGGGCTGATTTTATAACCACGGCTTGTAGTACGATGTGGGTATTTAGAAACCCATTGATGATTCTCATCGTCACCATAAGTTACTTTCTTTCCACACTTATAACAAACTGAATAAGCATCCAAAGGGTTAATTTTATATTTATCAATCCACTGAGGTTCAAATTTACTTAAATCATCGTTGGCTTCCATTGGTAAATTTGGAATACGAATAAACTTAGTCGTAAATTCTGGCAACTGATAAAAGTTACAGTGTGGACACTGGAACATATACTCATGTTGGTCCGATGTTTGATATAAAGCATCAATACCGATACCAGCGTATGTTGGTGTCGAATAGTTATGATTAATTTTTACATCGGAACCCTGTAAACGTGAGTTGAACAAGGCAATAATTTGAGGGTCGGATAAATCCACCTCATCGTTAAAAACAACATCTGCTGGCTGAGATGTTGCTGATTTCTCATTTGCTGGAAACATCAACATTTGAGAATTATTGATTTCAGTAATCTCAATTGAACGAATTGGTTTTTTCCCTGCAGAATTTAGACTGTGAAAGACCGTGTCCTGAGTCAAAATTGGAAGCATACGGTTTTGATAAACACGTTTACGCATGTTTTCATCGGGCATTGTATAAATCAAATTTCGATGGGGATTTCGTGCGACATAGGCTAAAGCTTTACGCAATTGAATCTCTGTCAAACCAATTTGTGATGGTTTGATGCAGTGTAATTCCTGTGACATATCATTCAAAATTTGTTTCTGAAATGGATAACGATCACACGTAAAAGGCATACCCTGAATAGTTGTGTTTTGGTTCACCCAATCGTAATAGGACATTGGGTTTACCAACTCCTTTACATAGGATGCCATTCGTTCTTTGAAGCTACCTTTTTCCATGTTGATGTTCCAATTGAGACTGGATTGATTATACATAAAACACATGTTTTATGACAAATTTGGGTTTTTAAAATAAGTTGAAAATTCATTTCGTAGAGAGTTACACAATTTTTTAATCGGTTTTTTAAATAACTATTAGTAAGCCTTTGTTTTTATTTAATTTATTTTTCTATTTTTTCTTATGATTTTTACTGTTAATCGTTATAACCGTTTCTAATTCATTTTACCCTGTTGTTCGACTAAATCTTTTACCTATAATAAACCCTATTCAGACCTCTACAGCGAATATTAGTTACTACTCGCTGTTGAGGTCAAAACATTATGGGAAAGATTATGTCAGATAAACATCCAAAAATCACACAAGAAGCTTTAGATGCTGCAGCCACCTTAATTTTAGGTTGTTTAAGTGATAACAATTATTTAAAGGAAGCACCCTATAGCTCTTTAATGATTTCAAAAATTAATGAGGTAACTGATAAATTCCGCAATGGTGTTATTTCAGGAAAATTTGAAGCTGCAGCAAGTCCTGACAATACCTCTGTTGATAACAGTAAAGAAAATGCAGAAATTGAAAAACAATTTGCTGATTTAAATGCTGATATTGAAAAACGTAGTTCAGAGTATCGTGATAATTATGGAATCCTAGTACGCTTAGAAAAAATCGTTCGTAGTATGGAGCGTATGGCAACGAATGGTAGTACAGATTCCGTAAAAATGTCAGCAATGTCTAAATTCTTAGACTTCCAACAACAGGAAATGGAAATACTTCTGCAGCTTACAAATATTGCCAAAGCTCAAAAAATTGAATCAGTCACTCGTCGCTTTTTCCAAGAAATTAAGAAATATCCTGATCTTGAAAGAATTGCAGACCGATACCTTAACCTATTAAATGATTTGGACTAACCCTGATGACTAATATTTTTCGTGAACATGCACCTCACTATTATGCAAAAGGTATGTCTGTTATTCCTTTGAAAGAGCAGTCAAAAATCCCTTTAATGAATGCTTGGTCAGACTTTGCCGACCATGCTGTTCCGACTGAAATTCAACAACAGTGGTTGCAACTTCCAGCGAACCACAATATTGGTTTGGTTTTAGGTAAACAATCTCAAATCGGTGTTCTTGATATTGACTATGCCGACGAGCGTTTAATTGAAAAAATACTTTCAATACTTCCTAAAGGTTACGACACATGGAAACGTGTGGGTAAAAAAGGGATGGTGTTGGCATTTAAATTCAACCCAAAAGTTCCTAAAGCATTTAAATTAATTTCACCTGAGTACGGTACTTTGGTGGAATATTTATGTACTGGTCAACAGGTGGTATTACCTCCTTCAATTCATCCAGAAACTAAAAAACCTTATACGTCAAATTCAAATCTTTATGATGTTCTTGATCAGTTGGTGATGATTCCAGATGATCTTGAAGATAAGCTGCGTAACCTTATTGAACTGGAAGGAATCAACCTTAGTCGTAAGGGTATGGGTTCGCTTGTTGAATATGTACCAGCTGGGTTTCGTGATAGTTCAATCACACAGAAAAATGGTCTCCTTGCACACGAAGTTGTGGAAGGTCGTATTTCTATGAAACAAGCTGTAGAGATGCTTTATGCAATTAATGACGGATTCACTGAACAGGTCGAAGGCGACCCGATGGATATGGATAAGCATGTCCGTAACTTGGTGAAATTCATTCGTCAAACTTTGCATAAGCGTAAGGTTGCTCTGCCAAATGGTTGGGATGAAGACTTATCCAAAGAACAGGTCAAAGCTTTTGGTCTTGATGATCTTGAAGCTGAATGGTCGTATGATCAAATTCTCAGTTATTACAATGAAGAAGCTGACAACACTAAAGAAGAAAAAGCTCTTGATTTAGTTGACGAAATGTTATTGAAAATGGCTCAGATTAAAAAACATGATCAGGTTCGTGAAACATTCGTAATCAATAAAATTGTCAGTAAATCAGGCTTACAAATTCGTGCTGCTGATCTGAAGGCAAAAATTAAGCAAACACGTGAAGCTTTAAAAACCACAACAGCTATTGGTGGTGATGATGATGGTAAAGGTGCAACAGAACTGAATTTGAATACTCACACAGAAGTTGCTATGGCGGTGAAAGATCAACTTTCAACACTGCATCCAATCTGTGTGGATTCTGGTGCTGTATATAAATTTATGGGTTCACATTGGGTACATTATCCAGCTGAACAGGTTAAACAATATATCGCCATGAACTTTACCGCTTTGGATATTATGAAGCGAAATTCAGATGTGGATGGTGTTTATAAACAGCTTTTGATTTTATGTGAATCTGAATTGAATAAATCGGATACTGCTTATGTCAATGTGGCGAATGGTATGATTCTTGAAAATCAATCAGCCAAAATGTCACGTGATGACCCAGCTATTGATATTGAGATTCAACGAATCAAAGATCAGATATTGGCACACCCAAATGCTCAGATGGGTATGTGGTCTGCAGAAGATATTCAATCAGCACAAAATAATGCTGTGGAAAGATTTTTAGAATCAATGAAATCACCACTCAGTTTTACAACACACCAAAAAGCGTATGGTGCAACGTATGTTTTACCATATCGTTACAATCCTGAAGTGGCAGGAAAAATGCCTTTGTTTGATAAATTCTTATATGAAAGCTGGGGTCATCATTCTGATTATCAGGATATGAGAAATGCGCTGCAAGAAGCTTTGTATGTAAGCTTCATGGGTCGTGCCACAAAATACCAACGTGCTTTTTTACTGTTCGGTTTAGCTCGTACAGGTAAATCTGTTTTGCTTGAAATTATTGGCTCCCTTTTCCCAGATGATGCCAAGGCTTCTATCAGTTTTGACAAAATGAGTGAAAACCGTTTACTCGTAAGCTTACATCGTAAAAATATTAATATTGTCGGAGAACTTTCTGAACGTAAACGTATTGAAGGTGATGTGTTCAAATCAATGATTGATGGGTCGCCAACTTCTGTGTACCAACTTTATCGTGAATCATTCATGATGAGACCAACATGTGCACACTGGGCTGCATCAAACCATTTGCCGAAAACAATGGACACCTCTGAAGGTTTCACTCGTCGTTGGTTATTTTTCCATTTTGACCAGCAAGTGCCTATTGAAAATGTGGATGTTGATCTTGCGAAAAAAATCATTTCCCAAGAACGTGAAGCCATTTTTGCTTGGGCTTTAGAAGCTGGTCCAAGACTTGTAAAAAATAAAGGTTACACTTTATGCAAGTCCCATAAGCGGTTAATGGCTACGTTGGCGTTCCAGACAAATCCAGCGGTGTATTTTTTAGAGAAAGACCCAAGTATTGAGATTCAATCCAAGGCGGTTTTAAAAAATGAAGCTGCTAAACATGAGATTTTTGAATGCACAGAAATGGATTTACATTTACAGTTCCGTCAATTTTTACGTCTTGGTATTGGTAGCCGTAGAAATGTGGAAATGCAAGAATTTCGTTCGATGTTGGATGAAGTAATTAAGTCACGTGGTATTCGTCGTTTTTCTAAAGAAAATGATATTAACCAGTGGTACAGCGGTATTCGTGTAAAGAATGCTTTAAAGATGTGAGAATTTAAAATTATGCATTTTAATAATCCAAACTTTCAACCAAATAAACAAGCTTATACTCAGACGTATAAGCAAATTGTGGAGAAGTCTATGAATAAAATGAAAAAACCAGATTCTAATAATTGGTGGTTTTTCGGATGGGGTATGGCTCTGGGTGCAACTCTTATGGGTTCCATTCTAACTGTCATGCAAATTTTTAAACCTTAATCATTAAGCTAAATAGGTAAATAAATAGGAAAACACCATGTTCAAATACAACCCTTTTGATTATGCAGAGTTTGCAAAAATTATTAATTCTTGTCTGGTTCGTGCTCATGCGATTACAGATGTAATAGAAGATAAAGGTTATGTTAACAATGATATGATCGCCCTTACTTTTTTAACGACCAATGATGTGACTAAGTTCACTGAACAAGGTTTGCGAATGGAACGTCGAACAGGTAAAGGTATTAACAATCAGTTTTGGTTATTAGAACAAAATGGTCAGGCTGAACGTAACACTGAGTTCTGTCGGCAGCTATCTGAGATGTTGAGACAGGCAGGGATTTTGTCAACGATTGTGTATCAGTCTGATTGATGTTTTTGATCTAGCTTTTGATGAAGCCCCAGTTCTGGGGCTTTGTTTTTAGTTTATCTTTTTATTGCTTGTCTAAAAAATTCTGAGGAAAGATACATAAGTTTTTTACATACAGGACAAGTCAAAGAATAAACTGTTTCATTTCTATCTGTGCTTGCATGAGTGTCTGACTTGTTAAATTCTAGTTCTGATCTACAGTTTGAACACGTGCTTTGGTAAATGATTTGTTCTGGTGGAGTACCTTTCGACAATACCTTAATCATGAGATTTCCTTTTTGGCAATTAGTTGTTGAAAAAAAGATTATATTTTAATTGATGAAGTAGGTAAAGGTATAGTCACAGACCTTGACCTTTTATGGTCTATGTTACAGAGCTTGACCTTGACCTTGACCTTGTCACAGACCTAGACCTTGTTACAGATGTTGTCACAGACCTAGACCCTAAAATTTTTTATAGCGAGGTTCTGGACACAGTGACCCTCCCCCAGCTTATGTGTAGTAAAAAAGCTCCCTACCCTTAAAAAATAACTCTATATAAATCAACAACTTATAAAATATTTTAAATTATTTTGTGATAAATGTTGTAACAGGTTTTTGATGGGATATAATGCACTCATACCAAGTAAACAAGGGAACATATACAGTCTTATTGCCTTTCATATAGTCACAAGCCTAGCTTGTAGGCTATATAAAAGACACAGTCTTAACCAGAATTTCTGATTATGACAAGGACTGTTGCACCCTTTTGAAATGTGACCGATGAGGCATATTTTCAGATTAGGGCATAAGTAGACTTTAACAATCACTTATGCAAGGCTAATCGGCGACTATTTAACAGTGTTTTAAAATCTGAATATGTGGCTAAAACTGCATTCAGGTATAGGATTTTAAAATAGTGATGCAAAAAAAATATAGATCATAGTGATAATTCTGTTTGTCACATAGTACCTATATTTTGCCGTATGTCTAACGAAATAGACAAGCTGAATTGATGACTGTTTTCTAATCTAATCTAATCCAAAAACTAGGACTTAGACATTATCTATATTTAAGCTAGTACGATAATTCGACTAGCTTTTTGATCTTGCCTAAGTCCTAACCTAACCTATTAAGGAATAAAGCCATGTTAAACAAGCAAAATCAAGCTGTTACATATAACGCAACAGTGACAAACGAAAAAATTAGCGTTTTATCTAATCTTGTTAATGTAGGTAAAAATGCTAGCGTTTTACTAACAATTGCTAAAGCCATGATGAAAGGCAACGAGTTGCCAACATGGGCAAAGACTATGCCTTTGTCACATTTTGAAAATGTTTTTAACCTTAGCGAAAAATCACTTGCTAAAGTATGCAATACTGATTCATATCATGAGCTTAGAGCTATGATCAATATTCACTTAAAAGGTGAAGTTATTAAAACTAGCCAAGCTGAAAGCCTTGATAAAATTATGACTATCAAAGCTTTTCAAGATATGAGCATTTTAAAAGAAATCAAAAATGCTTATGTAGCACATACTCAAGCTAAACAACTTTTAAAAGTGATTAGCTTCATGACAGGTGCACATGATACAAGTGTGCCAAGTGTAGAAGCTAAAAAAATCGACTTGTCAGAATTGACTAGCACATTAAATACTTTGGATGAAAGCCAAGTGCTTTTAATGATGCAAGTTTTGCAAGGTCGCTTAAATGAGCTTTCTCAAGATAACCTTCAAAAAGTTGCGTAAAAATGTCAAAAGCAAAAATCTAGCCCAAGCCCAAGCTTGGGCTAGGACTGAGCCTAAATAGTTGAATATAAGCAAAAACAAAGATGTAAGTCTTTGTTTTTGCTTATATTTATGCGCCGTGTAATAGGCGTTCATTCGTGGTAAAAACTGCCTTAATCGGCAAATTTTGTTAAATTCAAAATTGAAATCAATATAGTGAGTCAAAATCATGAAAGAAATTCATATAGAGTTCCCTGAAATTCTGCGCTTTGATGCTGTCCGTGTTTTATCAAATACTTTTATCACAGATACTTCTGTGCAAAATCGTGTTGCTTTTGAAGCATATAAGCAGCCATTCAATTATGAAGCTCATAAAAAATCGAACCAAATCGCTTGGGTTTTAACTCATATTGTGACTTATTGTTCGGTATTAAAAGCAGTTTCTAACTTTACAGATTTCAAATTTTGGATTAAATCAATCGACCAAAAGATTGGATTGTTAACTGAAGCTAAAGAATGGTATCTCGAAAATAAGGTCTATTCTTGGCAATCGGCTGTAACTTTAACTGATCTTCGACTGGAACAATTGGCATGGATTAAGGCTCAATTTAAGGCTTTAAAACGCTCAATTTCTGATCAAGATTACGTGAAAGTTACTACAAATTTGACAAAATAAAAATTGTCTGAAACACATCATTTACAAGGGCTAAATCAATGACTTAGCCCTTTCTTTTTATGCATCTGTGACAAAAGTTATCACATAAAGGATACCAAAATGGATATTCAAAACGTAAAAAACAAATTAAATTCGCCAAAAATAGCGTCAATTTTCCCTGTTCCAGACACAGTTTGTTGGGTTCCACGTGGTTTTAACGCCGTTTACATCAAGTTCGATGACAGTGTTAAAAACCTTGACAGAGTCCGAGTTGGGACTGCATACAGAATACGTGGTGGAAGTCAAGTAAAATCTTATGGTTTGTTGATCGAAAAAACTGGACAAGGTTGGAATTTTGAGTGGAAAAATGGATTTAAGCCAGAAGATTACTTAAAAGTTCAAGAATTTCTTATTTCCTAGAGAGTTAACCAGTGATGGATAAAGGGCTGTAGGAAATTGATCAGTGAGAGATTCTGTCACAGATTGGACCATTTTGGTGAAAAAGTGGCGGAATTTATGCAAATTGAGAAATTTTCTCATTACCAGTTTTCTCTTTAAAATCCATTGGTTAACTCTCTAGGAATTACAATTGAGAAAATAAAATTTGGGTGTGATAAAAATGAAAAAATTTAAAAAAATAGAGTAAATAAATATAGTTAATATAAAAGCACTTTTGGTCAGTTTAATTCCTAGAGAGTTAACCATGCGATTTTTAAAGGTTTTTTGTTAATGAGAAATTGTCTCATTTGACGATTTTTCGCACCAAAATAGGGCTTTTTCTCCATCTCCGTAATTCCTAGAGAGTTAACCCTGCGTTTTTAAAGGACTTTTTCAAGGTGTTCATTTTTTAATCAGATTACTTTCCGTTTCACGTAATTTGATTATTTTTTAACCACCCTGCCTAAACCCTAATCCAAGTCAAGACCTCAACCACAACCTTAACGTAATCTTTTGTTAAAAACAGAACCTTTTCGTTAACTTGTGTAAAAACCCTTGACAAAACCATCACCATAACCTATTCGCACAGCCGACACCCACAGACCCCGACTCCGTCTGTGTCTGTAGCAAAATCCACAAACGAGTCATAACCGAGTCAAAACCTGAACCTCAACCTGACTCAAAACCGTCACCGAAAACTCACTCAAAAACCCCAACAAAACACCCCACCAAAACACCCAATTTTTGAGTGAAAAACCAAAATCTGCGTCACCAACCCAAGCTGACCCCCTCTAAAATGCCCAAAAACAGCGTTTTTAGCGCACTTTTAAGCACCACATAGGGAAACGTAGCGTCAGCAAATTAAAATCGCTCTAACAAGCGTACAAGCGTAAATTCAAAAACAGAGGAAAATCATGAAAAGTTCATTTCACTATTCAAGAAACATCATTTTCAAATACGTTTCTTGGTTCTTTTTTGGGATTGGATTTATTGCAATCATCATCATGGTTATTATCTTTTTTCAAATAGCTTTCGACGGCAGAAACTGGTCAAAAATAACTTTAGAAATTGCAAAGCTGAAAATTCTTTTTTGTATTGTTGATGCCTTGCTGTTTTTATTTTTGAGTGCGCTATTCGATCATTTGTTTAGAACAGGTAATCAACCAACATTGATCAACGAAATTAAGTAAAGGATAACCAAGCAATGAATCATCAAAACATGACACAACTGCATGTAAAAGATGCAAAGACTCAATATTTGAGAACTGTCCACACTTATGACCCAACAACAAATGGTTTCATCTATTTCGACCTTGGTTTTATCCCGAACCTTGGCAGAAACTTAACCGATGCTGAAGTTCAGGAATTTAATGATGTACTCAAACAATTAAACATTGAGCATTACGTCATTGAAAAAGATGGGTTTTATGAATTGAACGAAAAAGGTCAGCAAATCCGTTCATGCCTGTGTTTTGGACAAAACCAAGGCATGTTTGGAATACTTTTGTATAAGAAAATTCATGAAACTGGTATGAATGGCAAACATTGGTGTCTTGACCCAGTGACCATTCCATACTTCCGAGCAATGGCTTGTATGCAGTGGAAGCAAGGGATGTAAGAGGTGAGCAATATGTCTTTATGGCTAGAAGCAGCTGTTGAGCTTAATCTTGACAAATTGGATAGTTCACGAAATCCAATTGACAAACTAAAAGCCATTTTCAAGAAAAATGGCAAGGACTTTGACGAAGTCTATGCTGAAGCCGAGATGATTAAAACATCTCAAACTTCTATTCAAGTATCAATCTGTAATCCAGATGGGTACGTCGATTGTATCCACAACAGTTTCAAGGACATAGTCAAACAATGTCCATTCGTCCAAAGTATTCACATCACCAATCACTATTATTTTTGAGGTAACGAATGGTCAGTAAAACGTATGCCAATCAATTTCGTGTTACTGACCTTGAAAATGCCGACAGTCGATCTATTGGGTATTTAATAGGTCGGCAACATCACATATTGATTGGTCAAGTTCAAAAAATGGGATTCAAGTATAAGTCTGGTTTTCATAAGTGCACCCGACTTAATTCAGGTATTACTTTTGAATCACCTTGTATATTTATGAGTAAAGAAAATTGGCTCAAATACTTTGAGAAAACTCGTAAATTATCCTTTATTCCACAGCATTTATTGTAAAAATTTGAGGTAAATCTATGGGCAAAGTCTTGGATTCAATCAAAGCTCAAATAGAACGAGAGGGTGAAACTGAAGAAAATAAAGCAGTGTTGAAATTATATAACATGCTAATTGAGCGAGATTTAAGAAGCTCAATTATGTTTTCTGAAATGACCAACTGTGAATTTATCCGTTATGGTGCAGCGAGTTATCAAACCCATCGAAAATATACAATCAAACCAAATTTCTTAAATTTATTAGAGAATTGGTAAACTATTAAATAACAATTTATGAGTTAAGGAAAGATTATGAAAGTAACTCAAAAACATCTTCAATTCTTGGCTCAGAAAAAATACCCATCGTTGACAAATAAAATCAACGATGGTGTCAAAGTTTCTATCCATGAATTGATTCCAAACACCAACCGTCAATATAAGCGAGAGCTTGAATGTGAAGTTCATAATACTTTGATGTTATTAAAAAGCTGGCGAAAGCGATATTCAAAACGTAAGTTTTATATTCAATTAAGTCAGGTGATTTATAACGATCAAAGACCAACGACAGGACATTGGCGAAATCGTTTATTCTCCAAATTAATTCGGGAGTATAGAAATTGAAAAAGTATCAGCTGACTTGTAAATCTTGCCAGCTGGTTTTTACTGTCAGTAGGCAAGCAGAATATGAGAGTCGTAAAAAAGGCTTTTATATTTGCAGACCTTGCTGTGATTTAAGCCGTGTCAAGAGCTATTCAAATCATCCAGCCAAGGCTAGTTATGAAACAATGCGTAGAAAATGTCTGAGCAAAACTCACGATGATTTCTATAAATTTGGAGAAATTGGAATCACCATTTGCACCGAATGGTTAGAACGTGAAAATTTCTTCAAGTGGTGTGACTCACAAAACTATGTCAAAGGCAGTAGAATTATCAGAAAAAACAAAAGCTTAGGTTTCAACCCTGATAATTGTTATGTCAAAAATCCCTCAAACAATTAACCGAAATTCGGAGAAAATCATGCAACAAGTGTTTATCACAATCAGCAGTGCACACAACCATAAGCAAGATATGCGAATTGATGATTATCAAGAGTGGTTACAAGAGCGTTTAAATTCTGGCGAACCTTGGTCAAAAATTTTGGCTGAGATTGAAGCCAGTAATGAAAACGATGAATATTTCAAAACAGACACAACTCAAACTTTCATAGATGGTTTGAATAACAATGATATGACTGATTATTTTGCAGTTTTGAATATTCCACCTCAACCTTTGGAAGATGTACTTCATCCAGAAAATTGGGTTGCAGAAAATCCTCAAGAAACTGCAAAACCTTTGACTTTTGAACAAAGAATTTTAGAGCATGAAAAGGGAGACCCTGCTTTTTTTATCATTTGTCAACCACATGCACCAAAAAGTGTCCGAAAAATGCGGTGATGCCGACCTTATTGACGACTACAACAATGTCATGAACACCTTATGGGCTATTTTCAACATCGGTGGTTGGAATGATGAAGAAAAATCTTATTTAGATGCCATTGACTACTTCCGTGACAAATATGAAGTAGGTGCTGACGTTCTGAAACGAATCAAAGTTGGGTCCGAAATAATGACTTTGGATGGTGACATTAAGATTGTTGAAAGCTTCTCAACAATTCATGAGCGTTACCTTAAACATCCACAATACAACATCATGATTAAGTTTAAAGGTGTTGAAGCAGCTGGAATGTATAACAAAAGAGGTTTGGTAGATACAGACTGGGTCTACCATGCTGAAAATATCATTAGCATTGATGGAGGGACTGATTAATGGCTGAAAAATGTGAAAAAATTCTCAGCAATGAATTTTTTAACCTTCATAAATGCCGAGATGGTTATTGGTTATATGATCATGCTCAAAGCATGAACTTGGCAATGAGAGCTGAAACCGAACATCAAGCGTTCACTAAAGCTATGGAATATTATCAGGAACGCACACAAAAGTTACTGTCTGAAAATAAAATGATGAAAAGCAAACTGAAAAGTTTTGTGATGCAATTCATTAATTCAGATGGTGAATTTGAATATGACTTTGATTAGTTTGGAGCCAATAATGAATTTAGAAATCGCAACAATTGAAAATATCAGTGTCTTAACTGACTGTGATACTAAAGCCCAAGGTCTTTATGCCGAATTGAAATTTCAGAAAGATGGGACTGTGACAGAAACCAGAATGGCGGTAATGCCAACTTTGGAAAGTCTTTTAAATTATTGGGATGAAACCAATATTAATACTACTTTCGATGATATTAAACAGCAAATTTTAACCATTCAACATATCTGGAAATCCAAAAACCTCAATGGTTATAAAGATTTAAATGGGAAAATAGTTGTTTGTAAAATGTCAGGTAATTCTGTCCAAGACATTGACTGGAACCCAACCATTGATGGGTTAAGTATTCGGAGTAAATTTGATGAAGACGCAAACGTATCATGAAAAATGGCTACCAAAACCAGACTGGCGACACCCCGATTATCGCTACTATTGCGCTGATAGGATTCATTCAGCAATGAGAGAATGGGCTAAGTCCCGATCTCAACCAAGACTTGTACTCATTACCAAATTTGCAGACGGTAGTGAATACACTCAATTTTTTGACCCAGCTACTGTAGAAGTTGGTTATAAACATGGCAACGAATGGTATTACCAGACTGTTGATGTAAAAGATAAATGGAAGCATGAAGTTGATTCTGAACTGAGCTTAAAGAATTTACTTGCTGCTGAACGTAAATTTCACAAAGATAAAAATTTACCTTATGTAAGTTTTCATCATTTTCGGGAAGGTATTGACTGTGGCTAACCCAGAATATGCTAAAAGGAAGTTGTGTAAACGCTGTGACGTTATAGATTTTCATTTAGAGGTCTGTACTTGTTGTGGACACAATGATTTTTTAAGCTCAGATCAACTGGAAGACGGCTGGATTATTTTTAACAGAAATCAACGTATAATTGCAGAATTGCAAAAATACTTAGATAAAGTCACAGATGCAAATGAAAAATTTGAATCTCAGTGGTTTAAAGACTGGAACAACACGAAAGCTGTCCAAAGACAATTTGGAGTACCAGAAAGTTTTCCAGAGCTGGAAAACTTTTTAGAGGATTAATTTAAAATAGCTAACCGATTCTCGGAGAAGTAAATGAAAAACCAATTCAAATATCGAATATATAAAAATCTCCACCGTGGAGATTTTTCTATACTAAGTAATGGGAAAGTTATTGACCGTGGCGATAACTTAATCTTAACCAATGTGCAGTTTTATTCACGTGAAACAGGTCGTCAGCGAGTTATTGAAGAAGGTGTGAAAAATGTCCACGCCTTTATGTGTAGCAATGACCCAATATTAAAAATAGACGAAGCTTCTGAATCAACCATTGATCGAAGTTTAGTATCACATGTTGAAATTACATATAACCCAAAATGGTGTAGTAAGTTTTTTGCAACATTGGAACCATCTAGGAATTATCAATTTGAACCTGAATGGGTAATTCCAAAAGTTTATACACAGGATGGGAAATTGTTTATGTCAAAAGAGGATTTATATAATCTTTTGCATGAAAAAACAGATTTTAAAGATTTAGTTAAAAAAATCTTTTTCAAAGATGATGCTAAATATTGGCATGATTTAGAAAACTTTTTAAAAGCTTTGATTGAAGATAAACAGTATATTCAAGAAGACCCAAAGGTAGACGTTATTGGTTCTGAAAATGCTTATAGTCTCGATCAAATAACAGGACTTTGCAGTAATTTAGAAGACAATATAGGTACTAACTATATTGATCATGTGGAGGAGTTTTTACGTTTTGCTTTTAAAAAATGGGAACATTTTAGTGGAAATATTCAATATCCAATAGCTGATAGTTATAGCGTAAAAATGGAAAACCCAGAAATAATATATAAAGCAGGTCATTATTCATACGATACTTTGCCACTATACACTGGCGATTATGGTGAAAAACGATTTGAACTCGCTCAACATTTATTAGATTTACTTCAAAAGTAAACCTAATAAATTTAATTAAACTTAAATCAATTAACCAACCAACTAACCAAACAACCTTGGAGCATTAACCATGCCTAAAGCAAATTATGTAACAGATGCAGACTTAACCGCAGCATACGAACAGTGGAACCCAGAAGGTCATTTCTTTGACCCAGAAAGTATGAATTTCTGGGGCAGTAAGATTTGCACAAAACTTCAAAAACGAGAAGATGGTTGTATTTTCTTCTTAACTATTGAAGACAACTTTGACCGAACTGAACGCTTATATACTTTGCGTGTTTTAATTCCAAAACACAATGCTGGAATTAAAACACTCAGTTTTCAAAATCATAAAGACAAAGATAAAGCAGTTGAAAAGTTAAAAGAATACAAAAAGACTTTTGTTATTCCTGATTAATCAACTGCTTTATCAACCGCTTAATCAACCGCTTAATCAACCGCTTAATCAAATGATTAAACATTAATTGTAAAACAACCACTTAGCTAAGTGGTTGTTTTAAATAAAATTTAACCGAAGTCGGAGATAGTGATGAGTATTAAAACTTCAAATTTAGCAATACAATTATTCAACCGATTAAAAAACGATGGTCGAATAGTTGTCTGTAATCACCAGAAAGACCCAACCAATGGTAATTTCTATGTGGATTTTGCCTTTCAGACAGCCAAAGATGGTAAGTATGAATACCCTATTTATATAGCTAAAATTCTTGCCAACGATTATTCAGATGTGGGTGAAATGCTATTTTTAGCATTCAAACACCACCCATTAAAACATTGGTCAACTGTTCCAAGCTACTTTATTCGACACAACACATTGAATAAATTGAAAACTTTAACGATTGCCAATTCTCAAAAAGAAGAATGGGCACGTTATCCACATGCTTTTTTCAAGGAGTTTATGGGTTCTGAATATGTTAAAGTCACATACTCAAAACGAGAAGCCTATAACACAGATTGGCAATTTTGTGATTATTTCTGTGTCTCAATTGTTGACCCTGATGAGGAATAACAACCATGATTGAATTTAGATCAGACGATGGTGAAGTTAAATTTAGCATGAGCAGAGAAAAAGCGAATGCTAAGATCAAACGCATTACAGGTTGGAGAACAACAAAAGGTGAAAAAGATTATGTTTCACGTTTGTTTTCTTGTGGAACAGCAGAGTTTGATCTAATTCTTAAAAGCTTAAAAAATTATGCTTGAGAGTAAACTATGAAATATTTCGACAAAGACCCAGCTTTGGTTCCTTTAAATCCTGAAAAAGTTCATGAGTCTGCTTATTACCGAGCCAGACAAGCTATGGACTGGGAAGGTAATCAATGCCCTAGTGGTTCTTTTGCAGCCAACTGGTTGTCTTTGGTACGTTCCACGTATCAAAGAGCACAACGCATTCATCCAAAAAGTGAGAAGAAACGAAACACTTTTTTAAAGAATGTTTACCCTTATGGTCAAAGTATTTATCGTCACCCAAGTCGATTTTTACGTTGGTATTTATATCGAAATAATGGACTTTTAATTGGAGACCCGACAGGAAGTTATTTCGTACCAATTAATACCAGTGATACATATTTGGAACATGTACCTCATGCTAATCCAAATGCGTTGGCTGACAACTTTACATTGACTCTGCTAGGTTATTACCTAAAACCCCCAGTCGTTCGAATTACCAGAAAAGACTTAGGTTATGGCTTTGTAAAGATGAGGGTTCCACCGTATGTCACATTATCAACCGTGGAACGCCACAAATGGGAAAAAAACAGAGCCACTCAAATATCTGGATATTTGGATGGTGAAATAATCAAAGAGTTCATAAGAAGCGAAATTGGAATTTATATAAGACAATTTGAAAGCTCTATGGACTATCGTTACGTTATCTTTTTAAAACAAACTGTAGGAATACCGATATGACAAACCAAGAAAACAATTTTATTCAACATCTTGATGAAATCAAGTTCATCACAATAGCCAGCGGTTTGAGCTTTCGAGTTTTGAACGCCAGCGTGATTTCTGATGTTCCACGTGAAACAACACAAATGGAAACACCTCACATAGCGGGACCAAAACGAGTTAAATTTAATTTAACCCGATACTCTAAACGTGAAGATCGCCAAGTTGGTGCAGAAATTGTTATTTCTGAAACTGGTAGTTTTTTACCAAATAATGAAACAAATCAAGCAGATGTAGTTAAAGTAACAGTTGGTGAAGGTGAAAATTCTTTCATCATTAAAACAGCAGCATACAAAAATCATGTCTCACATAAAAAGTTTGATTTGTTGGACAGCAATCTTGTGAAACAACACAGCAAAATTCAAACTCGAAACGGACTGTGGTATATGCTGCTTGGAAAATTTGTGGATAGCGAAACAGGTCAAGTATTTTTAAACTTAGGTTTATTAGGTAGTGACCCACGTGTTCGTAATCGACGTTATCACCAAGATGGTCGTGACTGTTCTGAACGAATTGTTGATTATAGCCCTCACGACATTATTCGAATTGAAACACTATAAAGTAGGTCCTTATGAAACAATTTCCAATATCAGAAGCTATCAATAATATTGTTGAAGAAACCATAGATGGTTTCACGTGGAACATTTCTGATAAAGAAGAAGCAGAAAAGTTTCGACGATCAGTAAACATGGCGTTATTACGAAAAAAACTGAATGGTGAATATTCAGTTACTGTAATTTCTGCCATAAAAAACAACCAAACCGAAATAACTTATTTCGTTAATGTGGAGAAAAACCATGAGCTTAATTAGTAAGGTGATTATTAAATCGTTTGAATTGGCAACAATTGCACAGGTGTTGTCCAGCACTGATTTTAAAATGCGAGCAAAACAAGCAGGGGTTTTTGACCTAATTGATAAAGAACTGGGAACACTTCAGTATCTTTTAGAACATGTAAAATCTACTGGAACCTCAGAAGCTTCTATTTACCACAAAATTGGTTATGATCATGAAAAATTATTAACCAATATTCTAAATATAATCTTCACTGATGTAACCACAACACACAACATCGGTGGTCCTTTATACGAGCTACTGAACTTTTTATTAAAAAGTTTAGAAGACAAAACCCCTAAAGTTTCAGCAGCTTAAACGCTGAAAAATAGAAATTAAATAACCTAAATATAGGAATATCGAAATGACTGAACATAACATCCATCGCTTTGATAAAAGTAATTACGCTATTTTAATTGAAGATGATGAACGCCCGTGGAACACTCTGGGTGATTACTCAGACTGGGAAGATAATTCAATCTCACACAATGGGTTTAAACATGAAGAAATACGCTCTGACATTTTTAATGGTGCTTCCTCTTTGTATGCTTCTGTATGTCAAGCTATGGATGAGGGCTATGAAGCTGTAGGAGATGGTTTCTCAAGAGCCGTGAAACATTGGGAAATCACTGTAAAAGATTTGGCAAGCACCCATACTTTTAAACAAGAAGTTGATTTTGATTCAGCAGCTAAACACATATTCAAAGAGTGGTGGAAACCACTTGTTGATTCACATATTGAATATATGAAACAAGTTGAAAATACTGACCGATATGAAGTGTTTGAAAAAATCACTGAAACCATTTATTTAAAAGAATTGGTGATTTTTCAGAATGACAATCTGTATCAGCGTATTCAAAACTGTGTTGATGAGACAGGCTCCGACTGGATTGAAGCAACAACGTCTCGTTATGTGGAGATGCTTGAAAAACTTGAAGTAAACAACGTCACTGATTTGGATAATGTTCTGGATTTATTCTTACGTGGTTATTACGACACGTATAACTTTGAGAATTTTTTCATGATTCCAGACCCAGACTTTGAAACACGTTTAACTCAAAGTCTTGAGTATATTTATGTTGAATGCAATCAATATGTGGAATGGGGTCAATTAGGTGAAAGTCACATTAATTTCAGTATTGACACAGCTTCTGATTATGATTCCTCAAATTGTTTAATTATTTCAGAAAAACCAGAAGGTTATGAAAATGTACTTAAAGTTGTGAATCAATACCTTGAAGGAGATTGGTATTGGGGTGAAGTTTACTTCATTGTCCCTGAAAATGATCTTTGGAAATATAAAGATCAAGATGATTGTGAATATGACTCACGATTTGAAGCTTATGTAATTAATCAGAATGAATCATGCGGTGGTTTTGAATCAGAAGCTGCTGTGATTGAACATTTTGATTACTACAAAGAAATGAAAGATGTTGAGTTCACACCTAATTATAAAAAATTAGGTATGACTCAAACTGTTTAACTAAACTCAATTAATCAAACCAAACTTATTAACCAAACCAAACTTATTAACCAAAAACCTTGGAGCAAAACCATGAACGTAGCTGAAACTAAAGTAACTCAAGCCTTAAAAACACGTGGAAGTTTGTCGGTATCTAACACAACAGTTAAATATTCTGTTGCAACAGAAATATCAACAATTGATTTACATGGAAATCGTATTGCTGAATATGATCACAGTAAAAATAAATTGAAAGTAAATTTCTGTGGTTATGTCACAAACACTACACGAAACCGAATCAATGCGATTTGTGAAGCATTGGGTTTTAATACTTGGTTCAATATCAAACAAGGTGAAGTACACCAAAATGTGATGCTAGTGAAGCAAGGTGTTGTAGTTTCAAATGGCTGGATTGAAGTTACTGAGTAATCAGTAACTTCAAAATTTAAAAGTAAATTTAACCTAAATACAGGAATGTCTCACATGAAAAATATGAAAATGAAACCAGAAACTTTTGCTAATTTACCGAAATATTTGGAGTTAGCATTCACCTATGGTACAAGCCGTGGTCAGAATACTTATGGGTATAACTTAGTCACTTTAACTGGTGTTTGCGGAAACGATGGAAAGTACCGAGAATGTGGCGGTGGTTATGATATGCAAGGGTCAGCAGTTGGTCAATTTATCAAAGATCAATTCAAGAATGCTTTACTAGAACTGACTGGACAATGTGACAATTTTTATGGTTTTTCTTTTAAAGATGATTACTTAAAAGTAGATGGTGCTTGTGGCTTAAATTGCATGGAAAAGATATTAACCAATTTATTGGGTTATGAAGTTTCATACGAATATAAGCGAGATCGTAAAGGTCGCCCAGAGTACAAAACAGCAATGATCTTGAAGAAAAAAGATATTCCAAGCACTGCAAAATTATTGACTGAAGCACAGGCTTTGACTAAGCCAATATTCAATATGAGTCAGGAATATAAGTATATTTCAGAATTGTTTTTCCGTGGTGATATTACAGCAGAAGCTGTAGGTTACTACATCAAAAAGAATCCTGATGCAAAGTTTATCGCAAAGTCTGGACATAGCAACTGCTGGTACTTAGAACGAGTACCAAAGCGTGTCATTACTAAAGTATTGAAAGAAAAGGAATCGGTAAATGTTTAAATGGTTGGTTAACTTCTTCAAAGAAGACCCACAAGATTTACATAACCGTGGTTATCAATATGTAGTTTCTGAGTGGAATAAAAGTCCCAACTCAGAAACTGCCAGACGATTGTGGTTAGAACAGGATGACCCTTTTGGACGTAAAGAATTTGATTGCGGAATGGTGAATGCTTTACACGATCTAAAGATTCCTGACCCTTATGACCCTTACAATGTTGAGGATTAAAATGGATAAAACAAAACGGTGGAGTTGTTCTTCACCTTTTAATTTAGTAAAAGCAGATTTTTCAAAACTGGAAAAACTATTTGAAACGCATCAAAAAATAAACCCATCTATCTTGATGGATAAAACAGCTGGTTTTGGAATAAAATTAACGATTGAAGATTTAAGAAGAACTGCTGAGGTCAAAAAAGAAGGTTTTGGGTTAAAAAGTTACCTTCTTGAACTCAATCAGAAATTATCTAAATGTTATCAAGGTTCTTTAGGTATAAATAGAAGTCTAACTCCTTATTTAAATGTTAAAGATAAGGATATTCTTCATGTTTTTGAAAAAAACATTATGGTAGAAAAGTTTAGTAAAAACATTTCTTCTATCAGAAGTTTTAAACCAAACCAAACACCATTACGGAAAGCGATTGAAGATCACATCCGTAAAATGGAACAAACGAAGGAAACACCAAATGATTAATACAGATTATTTAGACCAACACATTGAAAAAATTGGAGGTCTTCACCGACAGGTTTTAATCAAATTGAAAGAGCAAGCTTTAGGTACTTTCTTAGCTGGTGGATTGGGCTTCACCAATGAAAACACTACAGGCGATTATTATGACGATTGTGCCAAAATTTTTGATTTTGTCTTCAGTGGCGTTCTTTTAGATGCTGATGATGATACTTTTGAAAATGAATGGTTTAAATTTACTGGAAATGAACCAGTAAAATGGGAACCCTTTGAAAAAGAATCTTGGTCTCAAATTGTGGATAGAATAATTGATGGGTTTGAAACCCTCAAAACCACAGCAGAAATGGTGATCAGTCTTCAAGCATTAGGTCCGATTGCAAACTTAATCCCAGCAGTTACTCCGAAGGTGGAAAATGTCTAAACCTCAGAAAAAAGCAGTCGGTGTTTTAGACACCAAAAAAGTAAAGATTTTTGAAAAACACAATGACAATACTATCAAACAATTGACTGACACAAAGGATACCGATTGGGCGACAGTAAGAAAATTGATGGGCTATGCCTTGAACACAGTTCGAGAGCATGGAGTGTCACTACACGAATGGTCTCATTTAGAATTTGACGCTTATAACATCTTCAAAAATGAAAATGGAACAGACGTTAATTATGAATGTGTCGATATTCATTTCATGGACAATGACCGAGTCAATGTTAGTGTTTACGGTATTCTTTTAGATGATCGGGGTTCTTCAACCAAGATCGTAGGTTTTGACTGTATTGGTATTCAACCAAAGAAAAAGGAGTAAATATGAAACCCAACTGGTGGTACATTGAAAACTTCATTATAGACCTAAATCATGTGGTAGGAGCAACAACCTACCACAAATCAAGTAACCCAAATATCGCAGAAGGTATTGTTTTTATTATAAAAAATGGTACTGAGGTAAAAACACCAGTGATGTCTGATTCAACAGCAAATAAAAAAATTAATGAGATAGTTAATTTTTTAAGAGCTGAAAAGAATTTAAATCCCCCAAAAAACCCATAAAGGAAATCACCATGACTTCAAACACATTACGTGGACAAGCAGCAGCAGCAATTTTAGCATTAATGGATGAAGAAATTTTCTTTGTAGAATATCGTTATCCTAAATCTCAAGACCGTGGTTATACTGCGAAAGTAACCAAGGAACAGTATGATCAAATTATTCAGCAACAAAAAGAGGTTCAACCAGAACAAGTCGGATTGGTTTTGAATGGGCTTGAACAGTTTACACAACCACATAAAATCCCAGAAAAAACTATTTATGGAGTTATGCCAACTGAAGTAAATTCTGCACAACCTTACACTATTGTAGAAATTTTAAAGGTTATGACCTATTCAGAACTGGAATTACAAATTGACCCATTGCGTTTGAAGTATCTGGTGCAAGTCCTACCTCTGGCTGGTTCAAGTGAAACCAATAAAACAGCAGAACGAGAAAAGAAAGCTGTAGACTTGGCAGTTGCTCGTTTAATTGAAAATACCAAAAAGCACCAAGCTTTAGCTTTACTTGGTGAAGAAGGTGTAAAAGCCATTACTGAAAGTTTAAGCATAGAAAATGTTGACATGAAATAAACTTTTAAGTAATGTGTTGTAATACCTCAGATGCAAATCAACTCGATTTACCTCTGAGGTTTTGTTTAAGTAAAAGCCAACGATAAAAGGAGTAGGCTATGTCTAAATCCACAAATGTTTCAGAATTTATGGGTTCACTTGGTGGTGGAGTCACTGAAAAAGTTCTTTCAAAAGTCTTGACTGATACAGCAATGGCTGTACTTGTTCATGGTGCTAAAAAGACAGGTAAAGTAGTCTTGGAGTTAACCATTGATAAAATGTCTGAAGACTCTGAAACAGGTGTTAAAGTCAACGCAAAATTGGCTTATAAAATGCCAACCCAGAAAGGTTCTAAACAAGAAGATGAAACACGTGAAAGCGTTTTCTTCATGGACCCACAAAAAGGTTTGGTAGACACACCACCGAAAGCAAAAGAAGACGGTATTAATCCAAGTATGGGTTCAGGGCTACCAGCTGGTACAGGTTTTCAAGCAAGTTAATTAAACCCCACAAAGTAACATCAAATTTTAATCTCTAAATTGGAATAGTAAAATGTCATATACACAAGCAGAATTGGCAGCAATTGGTAATACTCAAAATTACGATTTTGCAAAAGACTACAAAGCTGTTGAATTGCAAAAAGGTAAAGTGATTATTCATAAAGATTTTGAAGTGCAAGACACACATGACGAATCTTTAGAACCAGTTCGTGATCGTTTCCGTGGTCACTTCAACACTCTTGATACAGCTTCATTCTTCGATTATGTGAAGTCACGAATTTCTGAAGAAGGTGCTGAATTAGAGCGTACTTTTGTTGATGCAGAAAATCCTGAAGTATCACTTACAGCAACAACAGTGCTTAACTTTGGCGATTACAAAAACGCTGGTCACGCTGACGACATTGCGGTTCTTAAATTACGCAAAGACCCATTGTTCATCGAATTTGTTCGCACAACTGGTGAATATTTAAATGCAACTGCTTTTGCAGAAGCTCTTGAAAATTTCCTTGGTAGTGCAAATGTTGATGCTTTTAAAGATGGTCAAAACATCGGTTTTGCTCAAGCAATTACTGGTATTCGTAATGCCAAAATTGACAAAAACAGCACTTCAAAATTAAACACTGGTGCTTTAGGTTATGAAGCTTCAGACATGGAAAAAATTGCCATTGAAGCTGAAGGCAACACCTTGGCAACAGATTTTATTTTCACTACAGACTTATATCTTGGTTTAGAAGAACAAAGTATTCGCTTCCGTGTAGATACTCACTTCCAAGAAAAAGAAGGTGCTGGTGTTGCAGTATTTTATCGCTTAAAACCAATTGGTTTATTGGCGCATTATTTAATTGCTGCTGATAGTTTCCAAAAACTTATTCAAAGCGAATTGGATAATGTTCTTATTGGAACATACAGCCAGCGTAAATAATTAATGTAAATCAGTTAATAAAACCCAATCTTAGGATTGGGTTTTTGCTTAAAAATAAGTAGTTGAAGAATTAACCAACAATGGAGAACGTATGTCTGAGATACAAACACCAACATTATCTCAAGTCCTATATAGAAAGTTAATAAACTATGTAGGTTTTGCACATAATCTTGTCTACAAAGGTAATCGGGATAGAAACCAATATCGAATTGCAGACAATTTATATGTTAAATGGAATGGAGGTATCCTAACCCATATCTTTGACACTGAAAATTCCAAAGGTTTGGAAGTTGTCTTCGATATGGAAAATACCCATTTAAAACGAATCCAGCTTGAAGGTATGGGTAGTAAAATGATGTATGCCGATGTTCGCTACTTAATGCCTGAAGCGGTAAGACAGAATATCCACCCAACCATACTGAACTCTTATTTGCTTTTAAGCAAACCAGTGGTTGAAGATTTACAGATTACATTCACAACCCTATTCGATATTACCTCAGTTAAATAACCACCCCTCGTTAAATAAGGAAAGACCATGAACACTTTAAATGAAACAGTTGCTACAAATGATGCAAAATTAACCCTTCAAGATGTTCAAAACAAAATTGAAGAATTGGTTAATAAAGCTAAAAAATCTAAAAATGGAGAAGAACAAAGTTTGGAATTTAACCAAACTTTGGAAGAATTAATTAAGCTTAGAGCTAAATTAGTGGTAGCTTATGGACCAGTTATTGATCTTATTGAACAGATTGAAACAGAAGTCAAAAGTTTAGACCCTGCAGCTGGAAAATATGGGTCATCGTATGGTTTAACAATCACCAAAACAACAAGTCAAATTGTTGATGAAAAAGCAGTGGCTGCGCTGATTAAAAAATCAGGTCGTGACCCTCTAAATTACTTCAAGCTTAAAGTATCAGATGATTTTGTTAAAGTTATTCTTAAAGAGAATCCAAAATTATCAACTAAAACCGATGGTAGTAAACGCTTCTCTTATGCTAAAAAATAAGTAAGAGGGTTTTAAAAATGTTAAGCTCTGCATTTCCAAATATGTTGACTATGGACGATATTGAACGTAGTCAAAATTGGGTGCATGTTGTTGTAGACCCATTGGTGATACCAATGGTGTTTGCAACAACAAATTATACTCAAGCCAAACATGATTGTATTCAAAGAACACAACATGGTTTCTTAATTAACATTTCACCAGAAACATTAGCCAAAATAGAAAATGGCGAAATGTGGGAGATCACAATATGACATATCAGTTCACATTAAACCCAACCTTTATGCTGTTCTTAATGGTTTACACCATTTGGTTTTTATTACCCTTTTTACTTCGTATTAAAGAAAATATGGGTGTGAATAAACGAAATGAAAAAGTACCATTCATCATAATGGCAATGGTTATTTGTTTTGCTGTAATAATCACAGCATTGTTTTTCAGGATACTCTCTTTAGTGTTTCAAACACTCCAAGAGTGGTTTTTAAATATCACTGCGTTCTTATTGGGTTCAATCTTCAATGATAAAACAAAATCAACGAAATCTTGATACATTATTTGCTATAGAATTTGGTCAACTCTTAGAAAATCACCTTTTAGTTCGTTCCAATCGGGATGAACTAATCGGTATTTTATGTAGCAGCCTTGGTTTAAAAAATGAAAACCAACTGGCTCAAATCTTCGCTGGTTATGACACACCTTCTACAGCAAATATTTTCGAATTGATTCGAACACTGAACGATCAGGAATTTACTAATCGTTTTCTAAATTTACAAACAACACTCATGGGAGTAAGCAAAGATGACATTAATGTTGAGAGAAAAACAAATAAAATCGTTCCAAAAGTTCTTAGCGAACCCCAGATTCCTAGATCGGAGCCAAGCTGGGACAGGGAAAACACCAACGGAGTGTGCTCTGACAGGGTATCTATTGAGGATTCAACCCCAACAGATTATACAATTATTGCCGAAGACCCAGACAGCGAATTTGGGGAAATCGACTTCAACTTTCTCGATGAATAATTTTCTACAAGCAACATCGGCTCGTATTGTTACAGGGGGAAAATTTAACTGTCGAGTAATTTGGATTCAACCATCTTCTCTGATTAAGAAAAATCAACAAGAGATTTTAGACTGGAATCCAGATTTAACCCCTGACCAAGTTCAAATTATTAAAGGTACAGCAGCTCAGAAAAAGAAGATTGCTTTAGACCCTAATGTTCTAGTCTGGCTGATGACTGCAGAAGCCTATGCAAAATATATTGTAGAAATGCGCCACAAATTTGCTGATATTGTTCAGGTAATTTGTGATGAACCTCATTTATATTACCGTGGTTGGGGAAGTAAACGAACCCAAGCTTTTGTTCAAGGTACACCAGATTGGTGTCGTATTAATTTTATGACAGCGACCCCAACACCACGTGGCAAACTAACATCGGCTTACGTTTACTGTCACATGATTCAAAGAAATTATTATCATTCTTATGATTTTTTCTTAGCCAAACACGCTATTTTGGATGAATATAATTCCCCAACCGAGTGGATTAATCACGATGTTTTGCAGAAATTTTTATTGAACTATTCAATATGTTGGACTGCTAAAGATATGTATGGTGATGTTGATGAAGTTATTTTGCGTGACGTTTTACCAATGGAAGCCAGTGTCTCATCCGTTTACCGTACCTTTGAACAAGCTGGTATTGCCGAAATCAAAGATATTGTTCTGGAAGCTAAAACAGGTGGAACCAACAGCCTTAGAGTTCGCCAAATCCTTGCACACCCTAACAGAATCAATCTCCCAATTGAATGGGACTCTAAAGGAAGCCCAACAAAGTATCAGGATGTTTGCTTGTTCGATGGAATTACCCCAAAAATGGAGCGTATCTTTGAGTATGCCGAAGAAGGGGAACCGTTCGTCGTATTTGGTACGTTCACGGCTGAGATTGAAGCAGTTGCCGAAGCGTTATCCAAAAAAGGATACAAAGTTGGTGTAATTCATGGACAAATACCTCGTCATCGTCGTGACAAAATTGATGAAGAATTTAGAAATGGAAATCTGGATTGTATCATTGCTTCTGCAGCGACAGCAGGGGTGGGCTACAACTGGGGTCACGTAAATACTGTAATTTTCCATAGTCTAAACTATGGGGATGATGAGTTTTTACAAGCGGTGGCACGTGCTAAACGTGGTATTCGTTCTGAGTTATTGCGTATTATTTGTTTAGAATATGAAAATTCTGCAGATCAATATGTGATGTGGGCGGTGCATTACAACTCAAAAAGTAGTCATGCAGCTAACCCAGATAACCCTGTCATTTATTTCCCTAAAGTTAAATCTGAAAATATTTCTAATGATTTCAGTGAGTTACTTAGTGAATTTATGACATTTAAAGAAGTTGGTGAAAAAATGATCGCTTGAAAATAATTTTTAAATTTTATTTGACAGCATTATCTTTTTCAGACAATATAGCTGTTATCACCTAATAACTGATTAAACGAAGTAGGCTTTGACCGAAAGACTTTAATTGTGTGTTAGGTGATAATTTTTACTCTAACATTTAACATTTAACATAAAGAGAAATCTTATGACTAACTCTGCAAATCCAGTACAAGACGCTTTAGCTGCAGCTGCTGCACAAGTTCAACCTGAACAAGCTGCTGAAGTTGTTCAACAAGAACAACAAGCTTCTCAAAATGTTCAACAAGCCCAAACCTTAGCCCCAGCCGTTGCTCAAACACATGCTGTTGCTAAACATCAACCAGCTGCTGTAATGTCGATGGATGATGCTTCAGTTGCTGCCGTGAGTGCTGTATCTGCTTTCGTAAAATTACGAGACGGTGGTTTGGAATTAGACGAACAAAAGTTTGGACCAACTAAATTCAAATTAAAAATTGAAGGCTCTCACGCTGGCGGTTCATTCCAACCTTTCCATGCTTGTAACTACAATTCACCAGCTGGTTATGTTTACACAAAAACGTATGACAATGCGACTACTGTAAGTCTCAATGCTGCTCACAACGGTATGCCTTGGGCTGAAAACGTAGCTTTGTGTAAGCAAAAAGACCCTGCTTCTTACACGTACTTAGGTTTTGAATTAACCTTAGAACTTGCTGAAGATACTACAAGCCTAGATGGTAAAGTAACAATCCCTGCTGGAACCATGTTTGGTTATTCAACTCCTTACACAGCATCAAAACTGTTGAAAGGTGTTTGGGATAAAGCTTTAGCTGCTGGAAAACGTGGTGAAAACATCCTGATTGAATTATCTGGTGAAGAAATTAAAAACGACAAAGGTAACTTTAAAAAGTTGATCTTAAAAGAAGTTTAAAACCAGATAGTTTATCTTCAAATCCCTGATCTTTGATCGGGGATTTTTTCTTTTTATATAAACCTATTAATTAATAGTAATTGATGGTATTTTATGTTTAGTAATCACCCTCATTGATGGACTAAATTATGGCTTGTATTTATAAAATAAAAAATACTGTAAATGGTAAAATTTATATTGGTAAAACAGTTAAAGAATTACGGAAAAGAATAACAGCTCATAAAACAGATTCTAAACGAATAAGCAACGCTAAAAACCCTCTTTACCAAGATGCTTTGAAATATGGGTGGGATATTTTCCAAATAAATGTACTAGCTGAAGGTTGTTTCTCTAGTGAAGATTTAAATAATTTAGAGAAAGAATATATTTCTAAGTATGATTGTTTGATGCCTAAAGGGTATAACCAAAACACAGGTGGAGACGAAGGTTTCACATGGTGTGAAGAATATAAACAAAATAAAAAAGGAACTCAAAAAAACCCAAGTAAGAAAATAAGCAACATAATGAAAGAAAAATGGAAAGACCCAAAATATCGAGAAAGTATGAGTAATGCTCATAAAGGTAAAAGAACCAAGAAGTATGCTGATTATGTAACAAAACTGACTCGTTTAAATATATCGAAAGATGAATTTATTCAGGACTATCACAATGGTTTAACAAATAAAGAAATGCAAATAAAGTACAACACAGGCTATCAGGCGATAAAGCTTAGATTAGATAGATGGATTCACACAGGAGAAACTAAAGATGCAGCAACGAAAAATTAAGATTCGTTTAATTGATGGAGCAAACCAATTCCTGATCAATTATGCAAAAGCCACAAGTTACCCAGACTTGGTTCGACGTTGTCAACAGCTTAACTTTGGTTTTGATTTTGTTTATTGGACCTTTGATGGTTTTGACTCACGTGCCAAACGACGAGATATTTATTCTGAATATAAGAATACAAAATCTCGTGAAAAAAATAAACAAGACCCAACCAAGTATGAATTGTTGAACCAGTTTAAAAAACAAGACCTCCCAGAAATGGGCGGTGTCTCCATCATTGACATACCCAAGGTCGAAGCCGACGATATTATTCGTTCCTTGATTCGTTTACTAAAACAAACCTATGGTAATGATGTAGATATTGAAATTGCTTCAAACGATGCCGATTTATTTGATCAGACAGCAATCACTGGTGTAACACAACCACAATCTAAGTTACCTAATTACTGTAAAACGCCTGAAGAAATCCCTTTATATAAAACACTGGTGGGAGACTCTGGTGATAATATTAAAGGGTTGAAAGGTTTCGGTGAAAAAGCTTGGTCTAACTTAGCTGAACCAGAAAAAAACTGGGTTCAATTTTGTTTAGAACAAGATTATTTAAATTTTGGTATCCCAGAAACAATACCTGATTTCGATGAGAAATTAGCTAAAAAGCTGACAGAAAATTGGAATGAAGTTAGAATGTGGTATTCACTCGTTTGCCCTATCTGGGTCACAAACGAAGAACTATCTAAACACATGAGTATTCATCCAGTTAAAACAGATGGTGCTCGAATGACTATGGATTGAAGGTAACAACTATGGCAATACAATTAACCAAAAAGTCGGGTGACTCAAGCATTCTTCTTTTAAATAAAAAAGAATCTTTTAAGGCAGCGAATGGCAAAGGTGAAGCCATCTTTGAAGAATTTTTAAAGTTTAGCAAAGATGAAAATTATGTTGTACCTACTCGTTTATATTATGCTGAAAAATCTAAAGCATGGTTGGACGAATTGGAAAAGCCAGTGGTCTTTAATATTGCTGAAGATGATAAAGCTGCAGAAGCTTTTGTAGATCAGTTCAAAGCTGGTTTAAATAACCCCAATGGTAAAGCAAGCCCAGCGAAAACAGATACAAACACTGTGGGTGGAACTTTAACAACAGACTATGGCTCTGCTCTTTCAAGTGACGTTGTTGATTTAACAGCCACTGATGACCCGAAAAAATCTAAAGCATTAAAAACTGACAAAAGTGACTGATAATTTTTCTATGAAAAAGTCTCAGTCAACATAAAATAAGCTGTTAGAATATCTCCTGAATTAAGGAGATATTTTTATGTCTGAATTTGTGAATATCCATGCCAGAAAGTTAAGAGACTTAGTTGTACCAAACGACTTAGGTACTGACTTAACTATTTTTAAAAAATGTAAAGTTCCAGTAGGTTTTTTACCTGATGGATTTAAAAACTGTGAAGCCTTAGAACTAGGACAAATCACAGCTATTTTCTTGCATGAAGCTGATGAAGTTCTTCAAGCAGCTCAAGATAAGTTTGATGCAGAAGCCAAAGTCTTGAGCGATAAAGTGGCAACTGTAGATGGTAAAGTGAGTTTATTAGATAGAAATATCAGTGCTGAAAAAACCAGAGCTATGGCTGCTGAACAAGGTTTAGATAATAAAATAAACGCAATTAGCCTTTCTGGAAATAAAGGTTATGTTACTTATGCTGCTATGGATGCTGATAAGGCAAACATTGCAAACAATTCAAAAGTAACTGTATTCAATGACCCAGACCCAAGCAACAACGGTGAATGGTTGTACTCTGGTGGTACATTTACCAAGAGTAGTTCTGATATTGTCACTTTAGCAAGTCAAATGATTAATGAAAAAGTCATGGACCCTTTCTATACGAGACAAAGCACACGATTTATAGCTCCGTATTACGAGAAAAAGCCAGAAGAAGCTTTATTGTATTTCAAACCATATGCTTCTCCAAACTCAGATATTTGTTTCATGATTTACCCTGATCGTTTTGGGGTGACTGAGATAACTTTAACTCAGTTTTATGAGGATATGCTTTCTCAATTGAGTGTTGAGGATTATAAAGTTACATCTCCTTCAGGTGTCACTGACTGTATCATTATCCGAAACGATACTGCTTTATACTTCAATGTTAAAACCAAAAAATTTATCATTGGTTCTGCCATTGGTTTGGGTGATATGCACGACTGCATTTTACTCATTCACAATATTTATAAAGAAATAGGTCTTGGTGCTGAACAAGCAACCATCTACGATAATTTAAATCGAAACAGCCAAAGAAATTATTTCAACTACGCTTTCCAAAGAGGTGTGAACATCTTTGATAAAGAAAGAGTAGAACTTGGTATGTACTACGATTACACAGGTGGTTGGAAAGGTAAAACAGGTTCAGGTTTTGCAGCAGCTGGTCCTTTTGAAATTGATGCAAATACCAAGTATCGTATTTCAACAACACATAACCAACAGTATGCACTTTTTGATGCAAACATGAACTACATCTCAGGTCAGGCAACAACTCGCCCTAATTTTGAGATCAACACCCCTGCAAATGCAAAATACTTAGGTATTACAGTTGAAGTAACTGAACTTGATACTTTAATGATCACTAAGTTCGATGAATTTCCTAAAAATTATATACCTTTTGTTTTACGTTCTAAAAAATTACAAGCAGATGCTTCACAAGTAGTCGGAATAGACACTGTTGTAAAAGACACTTTGGGTGCTTATGTTGTAAATATTTTAGATAAATCTAAATTATTACAGGGTTACTATATTAATTATGGTGATGGACAGCTATATGAATCTGAAAATTTCTCAGTAGCTGGTCCATATGAGATTAAACCAAATACTGAATATCAGTTCTCAAACAACTATGGTCAACAATTTGTCTATTTAGATAAATATGGAAAATATATTTCAGGTGTTGCTAACGTATCTCCAAGCTTTAAAACAGTTACACCGAGCAACGCTAAGTATATTCGTTTAACTGTAGATAAAGGTTTGGAAAATAGTCTTGTCGTCGCTGAAAGTTCCTTATTCCCTAAAGAATACGAACCGTATGGTTTACGTTTTAAAGATTTTTTTGTTGAAGCGAAACAACTTCCAGAACTTTACTCATTCATTGCCAATGCTTTAGCCTTAGAACCTATAAATATTATCGACCAAAAATTGGTAATGAATGACGCTTATGTAAATTACCTAAATGGTGAAATAGGTGGAGTCGTTGGTTATTACGCTGCTGGACCTTATGAAGTTTCACCTTCTACCGAATATTCTGTAACCCCTGCTTACGATCAGCAGTTCGCCTTTTTTGACGAAAATATGGCATATATTTCTGGTCAAGCAAATACAGGTATCGGGAAATCTTTCAAGACCCCTGCAAATGCAAAATATGTAAAATTCACAGTCAAAAAAGCAGACCTTGCAACTCTTGTTGTTGCTAAAAAAGCTGTTTATCCATTTGAATATCTATCTAATGATATTAGGATTGCAAATAACTTGCGCCTATATAGCTCACAAGTATTAGATTTACCAGAAGTTTTAGACGACTTCATTGGTGCTGAAACTGTGAATATTGTAGACACAAGTAAGATTGTAGATAATGCTTACGTGATGTACGAAAACGGTGATTTAGGGTTTAATCCAGATTATTACGCTGCTGGACCTTATGAAGTTTCACCTTCTACAGTTTATAAAACATCAAGTAACTTTTATCAGCAGTTCGCCTTTTTTGACGAGAACATGACCTATATCTCTGGTCAGTCTCTACCAGCTAGTGATTTTACATTTAGCACTCCAAGCAATGCTAAATATATAAAACTCACTATTTTGAAAACAATCCTGAACACTGTGGTTGTTGCTAAACGAGAGAACTTTCCTTCAAGTTATGTACCAAATAAAGTTAAGCTTGCTCATAACTTAATGATTAAAGGTTCTTCTGTAAATAGAACAGAAGTTTGGGTATCTCCTGATTTAAATGAAACAGATACTAAATTTAAGTTTAAGGGACCAAATGCGGTTCAGTTAGCCTTAAATAGTATTACAGATGCCACAGAAAATAACCGATACGTTATTAAAGCGAAGAAAGGTATTTACAAGGTTGATAAAGCGGTGGACTTTATTGGGTATCTTGGTTATCCAGCAATGATTGAAATGAAAGATCATGTAGACATTGAAGGTCAAGGTGAAAACAACACCATCTTCTGGGCTGAGTTACCTTATGATGATGCAGCCATTGGTCCTTCCGCAGATGGTAATACCTACCCACGACTACAGTATCAAACGATTTATCACTATGCTAAAGATGCTCACGTAAAAGATTTGACATTTATTGCTCAAAACTTGCGTTACACTTTGCATCAAGATAACCCAAGAGGTGCTAACGCAACTCACAATTATCACAATGTAGGTTTTGTTTACAAAGGTGATAAAGGTGCTATTAACCCACTCGGTATCGGAACATGGGAAGGTGAAGAAACATACCTTTACGGTGGTCGTGCACATTCTGACGTAGGACACCCATTTGCTTGCCATAATAACATTCAATTTAATGTTCCTTCAGGCTGGTTCTTTGAGGACTTCAATTTCTCAAGTATCACCAACAAGTATGGAATATTGATGCAGTCGGATGGTTCATTGTTGCAAGATAAATTAAAGTTATCTGGTTGTAGCTTCGGTGGTGTTGCCTACATGTTGGCATACGTGGATATTTGGTTGACGGGCAATACAACTTTAAACCGAGATTCGTTCAATCACGCTGAATGGCATGTTTACGGACATGGTAATGAACCATTCCTGTTTGAGAACTTGGTGTCAACTGGTCTTTGTTTACGCTTTAAATCAAATACAGTTGGTGAAGGAAAAACAATTCGTTTTGATACAACATCAAGTGCCTTTGCAACTTTGATTAAAAATAATCAATCGAATGCTGATGCAGCAATTTATGTAGATAGCCGAGAATATATTGATGGGTATATTACTCAGGATGGTTCCCTTGGATTACCAGCGATTGCTTTTGGTTGTAAAGATTTAACCGATGGTGCTTATCTTTACGATGGTGGAGTTAAATACACCAGTTTAAGTGTACGCCTTGGTGATTGTCGAACTGAGAATAAGCAATTGAAATTGACTGTGGATGGTGTAGTAAACACAATTAATTTCAACCAAGATTTCACTGGTATGAGTAATCAAAGTATTCTCAATATAATTAATTCACAATTAACCAATGCGGTTGCGGATTTGTACGTTTATGGTCGAGATTACTATCCAACAATTACAGATGTATCTGAGTCTGTATATAACTGGAAAACAGAATCTGGTGCTGTTCAAGAGTACATTCCAAAAGGAAGCATTGTAACCAAAAGAGGTGGTTACGTTAGAAAAGCAAACGGTAATGATAAAGTCTATGGCGTTGCCCTTGATGATATTCCAGTCATGAGTTTAAACTCAGTTGGTGTACGAAAAGGACAAGGTCGTGTGATGAAACGTGGTTACATCTTTGCAGATTTAAACAAACCTCATTTCGTTCTTGCTGATAATCAACAGCCAGCTGTTGGTACTCGTTTCTCTGTAAATAATGGACAATTAGTGACAGACGCAAATGGTAAAATCAGTGTAGATATAGATGCAGGGGTTGTTTCAATCAACTGCTAAACAATAAATAAAAACCCACTCTCGAAGTGGGTTTTTATTTTTTAAACGCTCAAAAACTGGTAAAATTCCAGCATCGTACTATAGGGGAAAACGCATGTTGCGTTTCAAATTAAAGTATTTGTCACCTTGGTTTTTAATTGGTTATTTAATTACCTTGGTCACAACAAGTGCTTTTGCTCAAACCAATAGTGTGTCTACGGAGTTTGTTCTGTTTTATAAAAACGAATTTACTTTTTTATTGTGTATCCTCACAATGATCTTAGGCACATGGTTGGGGGTTAAAATACCAACTAAAGCTGGTGAAGTAGAACTGTCCAAAGGTATTAAAATTGTAGCTGGTATTTTAGGCGGTCTTTTAGCGTTTATTTATTGTTTACAAAAGGATAAAGGGTTAACACTAATGAATCCAATTTGGATTGCTGTAGCTTGTGTAGCCCTACCGTTAACAATAATAACTTTACGTGATCGCCTTATAGCGTATGCTAAAGTTATGAAATATCCAAAAGATGGTGGATAATATGCAAATTACTTTTTTAACTGTATTTTGGTCAATCATGGCTATACTTAGTATCATCGGATTGTACTGGTTTAATAACAAAAGAAATGTTTTAAATTTTGTCACCTCTCGAAAATACTTGGTATTGTTTATTTTGGCATCCTTGTTTGGAATGCGACAAAACAATTGGGCTGCTTTTCTTTTATCAGGGCTGGCATTGTATTTGATGAGTGTTGACTATAAACCATACATAGAGATGTGCAAACGACTTAAAAGAATGCAAGAACATAAGTAAAAATTGCTGTTAGAATAGACCTTGATAAATGTCAAGGTCTATTTTTATGTCTAAAAAAACACGTGTTGATTACCAAAATTGGTTGTTGTCCAAGGGTTGTTTCATAGGTAATTCTGGTGCTGATGGTATTATTGGTAAAGCCACTAAAGAAGCAACTTATAAATTATTTGCTGATCTCAAAGCCAAGGCTGTGACTGATGCACAACTTGAAGATTTTTCTCTTACTTTAGGCGATAACACAGGCACAGCCAGAATCCGAGCTGTAGCAGAAGTGGAGTCAGGGGGTTTCGGTTGGTATGATACAGGGCATGTAAAAATATTATATGAACGACACAAATTCTGGACATATAATGATGATAAAACTGCACCAAAGTCTACTTTCTTTAATTACCCAAGCGGTGGAAATTACACCATTGATGCAAATAAAAATGACATAAACGACAGCTGGGAAAAATTACTTCGGGCGTGTGAGTATGACCCTCTTGCTGCATTCATGTCAGTATCAATGGGTAAATTTCAGGTGATGGGTTTTCATTACAAAACACTTGGTTTTAAAACACCTTGGGACATGATGTTCTCCTTGGTTTCTGAAGAAAGTAATCACTATGACTTATTGGTAAAGTATATTATTGCCAACAATTTAAAATCTGCTTTTCTAAAAATAAATGGTTCTGCAGAAAATTGTGTACCTTTTGCCAAAGGCTATAATGGTTCACAGTATGCTAAATTTAACTATGATGTTAAAATTGCAAAGGCGTGTTTAAAGTTTAAAAACAAAGGGTATTGATTAAATTATGAACAAACGAGAACTTATTATTGACGCAGCTAAAGCCTTGTTTCGTATAGGAATTTATTTATATGATAAACGCCAAAAACGGAAAGAGGAAAAAGAAAATGAAAAACGTGGTTGACGGATTTTGTTTTCTATAATAATCTTGGTCACATGAAGACGAACTGCTGAGAAATCAGCAGTTCGATTTTCTTGGAAACGATTTTGGTGTTCCTTGATAAGTAAAGCTGAAAAGTGTGTTCTTGATAGAGTAACAAAATCGTTTCCAAGAAAATCACAAATGAGTAGAAAAGCCCGAATCCCTATATGGTTAAGACTTTCTACAATAGTCTGTGGCTACCAGCTTGGTAACAAGCATCGCCTGTTTGGGGACTGCATACAAACCAAATCAGCAAGTAAGTGAAAAGCTTACAAGTGATTTTCTTAAATGTTCCAGAGCTTTGAAGCAATCACCCATTTGATTGTTTTATTACAAAGTGAGTGAACGTCGATAGCCTAATGGACAATAAAAGGCAGCTAGTGACTTAATCACTGTTAAAATTTAGGTTTTAACCAAGCTGTGGACACAGCTTTAATTTCGGTAACGAATTTAGTAGAACCCTATGTGTTCATGTCCAAATATCTTTAAGAAATTTTCAGACCGAAAGGCAGAGTGCATAATTGGCTTTTGACTCTAGGTAAGCGGAAAGCCATAACCGTAACCTTGAAGATTTCTTAAAGATGTTTACTTAGTGGTATGTTCTTTGACGAACCAGATCGGGGTGCAAGAAGATTACAAACCTGTGGCGAGTGCTTCAGTTAGGTGATTATTCTACATCTCACTGCATGAGGGAATTTTCAACGGTTTATTCCCAGAACATTGGTAACTAGCTATTATCCAGTGTAAAAACCCAAATTGGTCTAGTCAGCCGATTGGAGAACGTACCACTAAGTAAATATAAGCTTGTGATTTAGGGCGACTTTCCTAAATTGGGTAAGACCAATGTTCAAACTGATTTGCAAGTCAGTTTGATGTAAAAATCTACAGCTGAAGCCAAGGCTGGTAAATCACAAGGCTTATGTTTATTGCTTCATAGCTCAGTTGGTAGAGCAGCAGACTGTTAATCTGTGGGTCACACGTTCGAACCGTGTTGAAGCAGCCATTTTCTTGGTTATTCTATTTTTGAATCCAAAATAAAATTGAAGTAAACTAAACGAAAACCTGATATATTCAGGTTTTTCTTATATCTGAAGGAAACCTCCATGAACTTAAATCCAAACCCAAGTGAAATCACAGAAGAAGTATTGGCTACCAACGTGGCTATCTCCATGAATATGTTTTTAAGTCACATACAATTACAAGGTGTAGATGCTGTCTTGGGTCCAATTAAAATGGCAGTAAATACAACAATTCAAACAGAAAAACAAGCCAAAGATTTTTTAGTGATGCTTGAAGGGAACTTATGGAATCCAAAAGATTCTGAAGAAGAACAAGTAAAAAAATTGGAAAACTCAACAGTATCAAGTATGGCACATTTAACTGCATCCATTGAAAGTCTTACAAAAACTTTTGGTAGTTTAGATTTTGTGTTATTCAACAAATTGGTCACTGAACAGCTTCAAAAATTAAATTTCGATTTTGAGCTATATGACACTTATGTTCAGGCAATGAAAGAAATTATTTTAAACATCAAACAAGAGTATGGTATCCCTGAGAATTTTGATTATAATGAACACATGACTTTAGAGGGCTAAAGCTAAAGTTTGTATGTGAGCCACATATCTCAAAGAGTTCCAAATATCCAGCTCCTTAGCTCAGAAAAATGGATACTATAAGACATCGTGGAGGAATTTAATTAAAAGATTTGATACCTTTTCTTTTAATTAAGTAAAATATGTGAGTTGTATTTTGTGTAAGCTTGAGCAAGCGAATATTCAAATCTGGTAGGCACTCTGCAAAGAGATATTTGAATATAATCACAAAATGGTAATTAAAAACTCTGACCTTTTAATTACACAAGTGAGATTATCCTTGACAGTGAAAAATAATCAACCAACCCACTATTGCCCTAGTGGGTTTTTTCATATATGCTGAATCAACAACGGACAGAAGCTACGAAAGTACCTTCTGTCCTTTTTCTAACCCTAAAATTGGAGCTAAACCATGTTATTGCATCAAGTGATAAATTCTTGTATGCCTATCATTGACCCAAAAATTAAAATGGACTTGATAGATACAACAATATCTCGATTTAAAAAAGAAGTGTTATTGAATGCTCTTAAAGATCAGATCAATCAAAAATATCTTGCAGATATTTCTTTGTCTATGGAACTTCTACATAAAGAGTATGGTTGTATTGATAGAGCTTTGGATATTTTAAAACAAAGAATAGCAAAGGAGCCAAGCTTGTCTTTAGAAAGAGGTCGGGTTCCACATGTTTTAAACAATATAACTTTTACTTTAATTTACACACCTATGGAGTCTCTCAATGACATTCGCCTTTAATACACCAGTACAGAATATTTTGGTAGATAGAACAAACATAGATCAATGGGATTCCTTTATCTCAGAACAAATGTCTATACCTCAAAACTTCTGTGGTTATGATATAGAGACCTCACAAAGAAATGCACACGATGGTATTAAGAAGTTAATGAAAATTGACGACGATGGTTTCAGTCATGGTAAAAAATTAATTTTTGATTTTAAACGCACCAAAATAACAGGTGCTTCTTTTTACTTTGGACATTCTGCAGGGGATAAATCTTTTTATGTTAACTTTGGTCATGCTGACACAGAGAACATAATCAACATTTCTTATCTATGGAAATGGATGGATTTAGCCAAAAAAGCTAATGCCAATTTAATTATTCACAATAGACAGTATGAGCATTCTGTTCACTTAGGTTCGTATAATTATGAATTGCCTAATGCTTTCTGTTCAATGCAATTGTGTGTCACAGCATACAATCCAGATGAATATAAAAAATCTGAGTTGATTAATGCTGTAGTAAATGGGATTAAACCACTAATACCAGAAATTGATCGTTGCTTTTCTGATTATGAAAAAGGTTCTTTAACTTTTCAGCAAGAAGAAGTGCTGGGTAAATTCTGTGCTAAGTCGGGTACAGCGACACATTCTTATGAAGGGATTGTAAAAAGTATCGCCTATGGTTACGGTTTGAAAAAAGCCGTTAAATCTTGGTTTGGTCATCAAATGTTGGAATTTAAAGACACATTGGGTGACGAGCCTGACATGGAAGCACTTACTGGTGCACAAGTTCTGGCGTATGGTGCTGACGATGCTATCTGGGCTTATCGTTTATTTTTCCGTATGTATAGTTATTTACAGACAAACAATCCTAAAGTGTTAGAAACATATTTAATGGTTGAGAATCCAATCACTAAAGTATTTTCAGAAACAACGATAGGGGGAATGAAAGTAAATCGTCCTGAGATTATTAAAAGACAGAACACCATGCGTGGTGAAGTTGCAAAAAATCTCATTGCTTTTAAAAAAGCATTGCGTGAAATTATGCCTGAGTCTTTGCCTGAGCAACATGAAAAACTCGCTAAATACGAGAAATGGTATAAGCCTGAGTCTCATTTAAAATATTTTAATCAAGTAAAAGCTTGGTTAGATACTTCAGATGAATTAAGTGCTTACCAAATATGTACTCAAGTGAAATGTGCAACAGGCAACGCTTGGTATCAAGAAGAAACCAACAGCACTAAACATCCACCGCAAGCTCAGTTATCCATCAACCACTACATGGCTATGCGTTATATTTTATTTGTTCTTTGTGATTTACCATGCAAGGCAACAGGTGGAAAGATTCAATCAGATAAAGATGCACGTGCTGACATGCTGAATGAGATTGATGAAAACCATAAAGGTCGTAAAATTGTTGAGCTTTACGCTAAATTGGGTTCAGCAGAACAAGCCTTTAAATTATACATCACACCATACTTGTATTTAGTTGACCCAGAAACAGGTTTGATGCACCCGATCATGACCAGTATGTTGGCAACTCGACGTACCAGTTGTTCTAACCCTAATGGTCAACAGCTTGCAAAACGTGGTGACTCTGTCTTTGTCCGTGGCTTTTTCCAAGCTGATGACCCAGATAGTGTTATTGTCTCAGCCGATTGGTCTGCAATCGAGCTTGTGGCAATTGCTGCAAACAGTCAGGACCCTGAGTTTTTGGAAGCGTATGGACAACGACCACATGCGGATTTACATAGTAAGGCTGCAGCAGGGGTAATGAACTTGGCAATGGATGAGTTCTATGCCTTGCCTGATAAAAAAACACATCGTACCGTGTTGGGTAAAGGTGCAAACTTTGAATACTGGTACTCTGGTTGGTTGATGAACACAGCTAAACGAATGGGCTGGAACATGGAACAAACCTCAGAAGCTGTAAAAGGTTATGCTGAAACATTTAAAGTTGCAGAACAATGGCGACAAGGTATTATTGCTGAAATTCAACAACGTGGAGTGATTCAATTACCAGATGGTCATACACGTGTTCGTTTTGAAGCAACAGAAGAATGGTCTGATATGATTTGGGAAGCATTCACAAGCTTTGGTTCAGAAGCCATTTTGAACTTTGCACGTGAAGCTATGCGAAGAATCCAACGTCGATCTTATAATCAGGCGGTGAACTTCTCAATCCAAGGGCTTTGCGCTGCTTTGGCAAAGAAAACTATTTTGAGAACAATTGATGAGTCCAAAAAAGCAAACTTTAAGGCTCGTTTCATGTTACTCATTCATGATGAATTATTATTCTCTGTACCAAGAAAAGAAGCTGCTGCTTTCTGTGATTTCTTATATGAGCAAATGATTCAAGATAGTGATCTACTTCAAGGTGTGAAAATTGATAGTTCAGTGGCTGTTGGTTATACATTCCAACCATTTGATAAAGATTTGGCTCCATACGGTCAAATAGAATTGATGGAATTACAGGATGGAATACCTTGTATTCATCCAGAAAATGTTGGGGAACGAGCATCAAAAGAAGATCGTGACGCTATTATTAATTATTTAACAATTGGTCGTATGACTGCTACAGCATAAGAGGGTTTAAAAATGAGTGATTGCTTTGATCATGCTTTAGAAGCATTTGAAAGTCGTTTTTGGGGTAATCACGACACCCCTACAACATCTAATTCTTACGAAGATTATGACTCAGACTCAAATTTTAAATATGATAAGAACTATTATCATGTTAAAGTGAAGGCTAAGATTGTTAAAGAAACTGAGAAAGCGTTCCTTCTTAAAAATAAAAAGGGTGTTTTCTGGGTAGCAAAAAGCTTATGTAGGAAAGTAAAACGCAAAAGTTTATTAATACATAAATCAGCAAAATTCAAATATTTAAAATTAATTGATTTAGATAAAGT